TTTTTAGAATTTACTTCAATAAGAAATATAGCAATTACTGCTAGTAAATATTGTTTAGAAAGAAATAATATTTTATCTACTGGCTTATGCATTGAATTATTAAAACAACCATTAGATTTAGATGTATTAAAAGAGTTGTTTTATGAAAATAAAAATTATGAAGTTTATAACTCTATGCTTTTAAGTTATGGATTTTCTGTAGATAAAAATGCTCCTTGGAGAATAATATTCAATATTGATAGTAAAATATCACATACGTATATGGCAAAATACCAAATAGAAAATACAGAAGATTTATTTGATAATTTTTATATAAGAACATATCAAATAGAACTATCCTTATTATTAGAAACAATGATGGAATTTTATAATACTAAGTTATGTGAATTAAAACCACATATATTTAACACTCAAACAGCAATAACAAAAAATGGAATACAGACATATAACAAAACATCGATTAGAGATAAAATAACAGAAGAGACATTATTCAAAATAATACCAGAAATATCTTTATTAAAATTATATTTTTATATTAGACTTAGAGAAGGAAGTTTTAATTTATCGCAACAAGAGTTTGATTCTCTTATGTCACAACTGACAATACTACATCAGAGTAGAGGTGTCAATGCTGTAAATGATTTTGTAAATAATTATACAAAATTTATGGTCAATGATGGTGGCAACCCAAGATTGTCCTTGACACGCGAAACGGTTACGAGATATAATAACCTCAACGTGTACTTCCGCGTATAGGAGGCTGCTTGTATTTTGAGGTTCTTGATAACAAGATTGAGTGTTATGGGTTTTATGCACATGGAGAAATTCATAAAACCCTACCAGATGATGCAAAATACACTTGGAGTTATAATCCCAACATTTCATTAGATTCTGTTGAATACATGAATCTTCGTGTTGGTGGTAGGGACATTGGCGAAGTATGCCCAGACCATCTTAAAGAAGATTGGAAGATTGCATCTGACAGACTCAAGGCTTATATGCGGTCTTTTGTAGCTGCCAAGATTAATCTTGAACATAACTGCTTCTATGATTTGGTGCCAGAGCGTTTTCTGCTTGAATATTTCTCGATTAAATCCAAGATTACACAATGGGTGCAAGAAAACCACAAAGCACCAGACAACTATGAATTTATGGTAGACCTTGCCAAGTTTGTAGACGACATTAAGCGTCATAAGCTTGAGATTGACCTTGCACCGCTTAACACAAAGATTGCGAATCCTCGCACCAAAGCGATGCGTAAAAAGCTTGAAACAATGCCACCATTTGTTCGCTACAATATGTTTGGCACGATTACTGGTCGCCTATCGACTATTGAAAACTCGTTTCCAATTCTGTCTCTCGACAAAAACTATCGTTCTGTAATTAAACCTACAAATGATTGGTTTGTCGAACTAGACTTTAATGGTGCAGAATTGCGTACATTCTTGGCTCTTGCTGGTCATAAACAGCCAGACGTAGACATTCACGATTGGAATGTTGAGAACGTGTTTGGTGGTGGTATTACGCGAGAAGAAGCAAAAGAGAAAATCTTTGCTTGGCTATATGGTTCTGGTAAGAAAGACGCAATCTTGTCTAAGATTTATGACCGCGATATGGTTCGCGAGAAGTATTGGAACGGTTATGAAGTCAACACGCCTTATAATCGTAAGATTGAGTCCGATAGACACCACGCAATGTCTTATATCATTCAATCTACTTTCTCCGATATTGTGTTAAGACAAGCAATTAAGGTGCATAATTTCTTGAAAGATAAGAAGTCATTTATCTCGTTTGCTATTCATGATAATATCGTGCTTGATATTGCAGATGATGAAAAAAGATTGCTTAGAGAGATTGTGAACATCTTCTCTAATACAGATTATGGACTATTTAAAGTAAATATCAAAGTAGGAAATGACTACGGAGATATGAAAACTTTGGGTAAAAACTAATTATAACATGGAAACAGCATTACAAAAGATTGAAAAACAAGCTTTAGAAGAGATTAAAGATTATTCTACGGGAAAGAAATATTTTATTAGTGATTTTCAAGAGAGAGTAAGAAAGAAGAATATTAAAGCAAAGAAGAGATTAATTGGCACAGGTAATGAAGGTGCTTTATCTGGTCTTGGTGAAAAGAAAACACATAGACTTGATAAAGAGTATGACCTATCTGCCCTTAAGAAAGGCACGAAGGTTGAAATGGAACATGAGAAGGGTGTAAAAAATAAGAAACGTGCCCATGATATGGCAGAGAAAACAGCAAAAGACCATTTAGATGAAGACCCAAAATATTATGATAAATTAGAGAAGATTGAAGAATCCATAAAACAATATGCTGCTTTAGAAGAAGGTATTTTAAAGTGGCTAGGATTAGAAAAAGAAGACAAGGAAGAATATTTAAATTACAGTCAACCAGATACATCTAAGACATTATATATTGGAGCTTTTCCTTCAATAGTTCAAAAAGAAATGAATGATGCTATAGAAAAATTTGATGTAATCTACAATATGTCAAGTGATGCAAAAGAGTTAATGTCAAGAAATTCTCCACAAGTATACAATAAGCTTGTAGCAGATGGAAGAATAATAGATGAATATGCAATTGCCGATGAAGACTTGGACGAGGCATCAAGTGCTGCTAGGATTGAGCAGGAAAATAACATGCTTACAACCGCTGCCGCTAGAGTTGCACAAGATGTACAGGCTGGTAAGCGTGTACTAGTGGTCTGTTCTGAAGGACGTAATCGTTCCGTAGCTACATCTATTGTTGCATTAAGAACTTTAGGCATGAACCCACAAGAAGCTTATCAAGCAATTAAAGCTGCTAGAGCAAAAACTATGGATGAAGTTGAATTAATTAAAGCAGCAAAAGAAAACAGACGCGCAAGAAAAATAAACAAACCTGTAATGCAGATTGGTGATAAACCACACGCAAGATTTATGAAATTTGCAGGGGTCACACCAGAGAAGATAGAAGAAATGGTGCGAAGATTCCTTGCCAAGATTCTTCATTGATGTTAAGATATAGGTGAGGAAAAAATGACATATACATCTGCTGTAGCTGTTGTAATTATCAATCAAAAAAATGAAATCCTATCGCTTCTGAGGTCAGAAACAGATGATTGGAGGCCATTACATTGGGGGCTTCCGGGCGGTCATATTGATGAAGGTGAGACACCTTTTGAAGCCGCTATCCGTGAAACAAAAGAAGAGTGTAATTTAGATATTAATCCAATTTATGCTGGTCATATTATGACTGATGAAAACTATAAAATTTATTTATATTATGCAGTACAGTATTCTGGTGATATAGAACTTAGTTATGAACATAGCGATTTTAAATGGTATTCTAGAGAAGCACTATTAGAGGTTCAAAATAGAACACCATTACTGTATACTAATGTCTGTAAGGCATTTGATGAAAGAAGTATAAATGAGATAAAATGAACATCATAGGATTAGGAAATATTGGCTGCTCAATAGCCAAACAATTTGCTAAATATAAACAATTCTCTACCCATCTTGTTGATACTGAAAATCAAGGTGGTAGCTGCTTTGTATTGCCAGAATTTAACAAAGCAGAAGATTATGAGAACAAATACGCCAATCTTCCTTTTGAATTAGAGGAAGATTTAACTGTCATACTATCTGGTGATGAATTGATGTGTTGTTCTGTCTTACGTATTTTAGAACAATACAGAAATCTTGACCTACACGTTATATATGTAAAACCAGATACAAAGTTTTTAACTCAAACACAGATTATGATAGACCGTACTGTGCGTGGTGTACTACAAGAATTAACAAGGTCAGCAAAAATTTCTTCAATGTTTCTTGTTGACTTAAAAAAAGTTTCTGATATAGTAGGTAAAGTGGCTCTTAAGGACAGAGAGATAAAACAATACGAACTTATTGCCACTTCATATTATATGAAAAATATGTTTGATAATATTCAGCCAGTTCTCGACAAGACAGTTGATAGTCCAATCACATATTCTATAAAAACTTTTGGAATTATGGATTTGGATAGTGGAGAAGAAAAGTTCTTTTACCCCCTTGACGAGATACGCGAGAAGAGATATAGTTACTACATCAACAAAGCAAAGCTAGACTCCGATGTTGACCTCTCGGACCACATAGAGCATCAAATAAGTTCTAAGTTTGTGGAAAACCTAAAGGTTTCATATGCAGTCTACGAAAGTCCACTAGAGCAATCTAGCGTGTTCATAGAAGTAAAAACACCACATATTCAATCATGATTATTAGAAACTCAATCATTCCACGACTATTAAGTAACAAATATCTATACATTGATATATACGCAATTACGCTTTATCCTTTTGTTTTTGTTAGAGATGAAAGCGACGATGTAACTAATAACCATGAAAGTATTCATTTAGCGCAGCAAAGAGAATTATTTATAATTCCTTTTTATGTTCTTTATGTTTATGAATATTTTAAAAATAAATTAAAGGGAATGGATAACGATACTGCTTATAGAAGTATTTCTTTTGAACGTGAAGCATATAGTAATCAAAAGAACTTGACTTACTTGCAGACAAGAGATAGAATGTCTTGGAAGAAATACAAAACAAACGAGGTTGTATGACAGCATATACAGGTACATTTGTTAAGAAAGACGGTACTCAACGTACTATGACATTTATCAAGGTAGAAGATTTGCCAACAGAATTCGTTTCAACAAAAATCAAAAATACAGGACGCAAGGCTAACCTTGCAGAAGGTTCAAAAGTCGTTTACGACGTTCAAGCAAAAGAGTTTAGAATTTTCAATTACAACACTCTCGTAGGACAGCTTACAGAGTCTAAGGTTGACACCATCCAACCAGTTGAATATGATGGTAGTACAGCAATCTAGCAGTATACGAGATTTGGTATACTGACTTTAACTTAACTAATCTATAAAGGAGATTAAATCATGGCTCTCGACCTAAACAAAATGCGTGCAAAACTCAATAGCCTCGCCAACAACGGTAAGGACAACGGTTCTAATAGCTGGAAGCCCGAAGAGGGACAGCACAGTATTCGTATCGTGCCAACCGCTGACGGTGACCCATTTAAGGAATTTTGGTTCCACTACGAGGTAGGTAAGACCAAGAGTGTTCTTTGTCCTAAGAAGAACTTTGGTGAGGAGTGTCCAATCTGTGAGTTTGCTTCGCAGCTTTGGAAGGAGGGTGTTGCAAACGAAGACGACGAAAGCAAGAAAATGGCTAAGTCTCTCTTCCCCCGTCAACGTTTCTCTTCTCCAATTCTTGTCCGTGGCGACGAGAAAAAGGGAGTACAGGTCTGGTCATATGGTAAGACTGCATATGAGACAATGATTAATCTCGTTCTCAATCCAGAGTATGGAGATATCACAGACCCAGAGGATGGTCTTGACCTTGTAATTGATTATGCCAAGGCTGCTGGTCCCGGTGCGTTCCCAACTACGAAGATTACTCCTCGCCGTAAGTCTTCTCCCCTCTGTTCACCAGAGTATGGCGGTCCAGCGAAGTGCAAGGAAATCCTTGATACGCTCCCAGACTTTGACAAACTCTTCAAGCGTCTTTCTACTGCTGATGTACAGAAGATTCTTGACGAATCCTTCTCTACTGACGAGGGTGCGGAGGAGCAATCTTCTACCGTTGAGCGTGGTGGTAGCAAGGGTGGTAAAACCAAAGTTGATGATGCCCTTGATGAATTCATGGGAAGCTAAAAATCAATAGAACTTGGGGGGTACATGCTCGTTGGTGTGCCCCCCATTTTCATTTTATAAGGATTCAAACAATGGCAAAAAAAGTCGCAACTACCAAAAACGGTAAAGTATCTATCTCTCAAATGAGAGACTTAATTAATAAAAAAGCTGGTACAGAAGTAGCCTTCAATCTCACACAAGATAATCCAACGGACGTAAATGAGTTTATTGCAACAGGTTCTCGTTGGCTTGATTCTATTATTTGTAAAGGCAAACTAGCAGGTATTCCCGTAGGAAAGATTACAGAGATTGCTGGTCTTGAAGCATCTGGTAAATCTTACATGGCTGCACAAATTGCAGCAAATGCTCAAAAGCAAGGACTAGAAGTAGTCTACTTTGATTCAGAATCTGCTCTAGATTCTTCATTCCTTGCTCGCGCAGGTTGTAATGTAGATGAAATCCTATACGTTCAAGCAACCTCAGTAGAATTTGTTCTTGAAACTATTGAGGAACTTTTGGGTGCTGGTACAGGCCGAATTCTCTTTATTTGGGATTCGCTTGCAATGACACCAGCAAATGCAGACCTTGAGGGTGACTTTAATCCTCAATCTTCAATGGCTCAAAAACCACGTATTCTCTCCAAGGGTATGTCTAAATTGGTTCAACCAATTGCAAACCAACAATGTGCTTTGCTCGTTCTAAATCAACTTAAAACGAACATCACTAGCACACCCGCAGAAGCCCTTGTAGAGCCTTACTTTACTCCGGGTGGTAAAGCCCTACCCTATGCCTACTCGTTGCGTATATGGCTTACAGGACGCAAATCTAAGGCATCCTTCCTAACAGACGAGAAGGGATATCGTATTGGTTCTGAGCTTAAAGCCCGACTTAAAAAATCACGTTTTGGTACAGAAGGTAGAGAGTGTACATTCAAGATTGTTTGGGGTGGTGATGATATTGCAATTCAAGATGAAGAGTCTTGGCTTGAAGCAATCAAAACCTCTGACCAACTTGAGCAGGGTGGAGCTTGGTTCTCGTTAGTTTACGCTGATGGAACAAAAGAGAAATTCCAGACCGCTATGTGGATTGATAAACTACAGAATCCAAAGTTCCGCGAACGTGTACTACAAATTATGGATAAAGAGATTATTACTAATTTTGAAACTAAACAAGGTAATGCATCTAATTATTATAATATCGATGGTGATGAACCAGAGAACGTAGGAGATTGAAATGTTTGCTTTTCTAGTTAGTCTACTTTTTGGATGCACGGTTCAATATGCTTATGCTGAACCACCAGCAGCTACATATTATACACATGCACCTGTTCCCGTTGTCGTTCAACAATATCGTCGTTGGGTGCCCGGACATTATAATCCGCATGGTATGTGGATAAATGGCTACTGGACTTATGGACCAGCACCAAGACCACCAGTTTATGTTCAACCACAAAACTGTCATGTTCATCGTGATGGACGCTCTCATTGCGGTAGACACTAGACAGTAGGATAGAATACAAAACATATGCCCATGAGGGTTGACTCCCCTCATGGGCTGTGTTATTATATATCTGTTCTGGAGACAGTCGCCTATGGAGCCTCACCCGAAGTCGGTAAACGACCTTTCTAAGAAGCAGCGCAATTTTATTGACCTTGCCGCACGTATCGCACAGCAGACCGAGTTTAAGGAATATAAGCATGGTGCCGTGCTTGTTCGTGCTGGCGCAGTTATGAACACCTCTTGCAACAAGAACAAGTATAAGGCTTGGGCTAATCGTTTTCGTAAGAAGCAGCGCGGACACGCGACTGTTCATGCAGAGATTGGTGCCATTCTTGGTCTTGACCGCTCTGTGACCGAAGGCGGCACAATTTATGTTGTGCGTGTTGGTCGCGATGGTTGCCTTCGCAACTCTAAGCCTTGCCCAATGTGTGAGGCTGCTATGCAGTTTGTCGGCATTAAGCGTGTTATTTATTCTAATGAACATGGACACATTGAACACATGAGGATTTATAATGAGTAAGATAGGTAAGAGTTATTACGATGAAAATTTCAACAACTATCGCAATCCTTGGGACGAAGCTAAGGAAGGTTGTTGGGTAATCCGAAAGAAGGATGGTTGCACCTCGACAACTAAAATTGACAACCCAGCACTCGCAGAGGTTGAAGTTGCTCTCGCAATACTGTATGATGGTATCATGAAGTCTATGCATAAGAAGTTGGAAGAAAATAATCACTTTATTTCTCCGCACGATTATGTAATGGCAGGTATCGAACACATTCGCAAGGAGATTAACAATGCCAAGACGCCACCGTGAAAATTATGACGAACTTGAGCAAAAGTACAAATCAATTCTAGCAATTTCTTATGGTTTTGAAACACCTCAAGGCTGGCTTCCTCTTCTAGAAGAATTTCTAGAAAAGGCTATTAATTTTGAAGGATGGTTCAAGGTTGTTCAAATAAAGGAAAAGTTTGGTGGTCTTCGCATTTATATTGATACCGAAGATGATATTCCAAATGAAATCAGAACAATGATTGAGGGTCTTATTTCAGAAGCAGAGTTTAAGGCTAACCGTTGTTGCCATGACTGCGGTTGCTCTATTGACAGAGATAGTGCAAAAAAGTATAGGTTCTTTGTTCTCTGCGATAGTTGCGCGGCTATGAAACATGAAACACAACAAAGGTGATTTAGTAAAAGCTAACGTATATGGTGCTTGGTCTGTAGACGGCCCATTACAAAAACCAATGTTTATGAGATATGATTTATTGGCAATAGTGTTGGAAGAACCAACAGAACATTTCTATAGACTTCACCTACTGTCTGATGATAAGATGGTAATACTACATGAGGATGATATTAAATGCATCGAATCCTAATCGTTGATGCTCTCAACGCTTTTTTCCGCGCCTATATTGTAAATCCTACTCTTTCACCAAACGGACAGCCTATTGGTGGAGTTGTTGGGTTTCTTAAAATTCTACAAAAGCTTTGCAAAGAGACAAAGCCAGACCTTGTAGTTATTTGCTGGGATGGTGCTGGCGGCTCCCGCAAGCGTAAGGCTATGAATTCCAACTACAAGGAGGGTAGGGCACCTATTCGCCTTAACCGTGATGTTCGCGTTCTATCTGAGAACGACGAGCTACAGAACAAGATTTGGCAACAGACAAGGGTAATAGAGTATCTGAACGAACTTCCAATAGTTCAGCTTATGTATCCAGAGATTGAGGCAGACGATTTGGTATCGTTTGTCTGCACCCTTCCTTTGTTTAAGGACAGCCAGAAGGTAATCGTGTCCTCTGACAAGGACTATATTCAGATTCTAGATAAGAATGTAGTCCTTATGCGTCCTATTCAAGACGAGATTCTAAATGTAAAGAGAGTTATTGATGAATATAGTATTCACCCAACCAATTTCGCCCTTGCTAGAGCAATTGCTGGAGATAAATCTGACAATCTCGATGGTGTTGGCGGTGTGGGGCTTAACACGGTAGCCAAGCGGTTTCCGTTCTTGGTAGAAAATAAGTCATTTACAATTGATGATGTTCTAGATTATTCTCGCGAACACGGAGGAAAGGTCAAGGCATATCAAAACGTACTTGAACACGCTCAACTAATTCGTGATAACTATCGAATTATGCAGCTTTATTCTCCACAAATCTCTATTCAAACAAAGGTAGAGATTGAAAATATTTTTGATACGTTTGAGCCTCAAATGAGTCTTTTTAACTTCAAAAAAATGATGGTCCAAGATGGATTTGGAGCCTTGAATTTTTCCGTGTTGTTTGATACTATGAAGGCGACTAAGGGAGTATAAATGGTTAGGAACGTAGACATTGTAGTTGGTGCTTGTTGGGGTGACGAGGGTAAAGGCAAAGTTACCCATCATCTAGCAAAAACTAAAAACTATGACTTTGTAGCTCGTTGGAACGGAGGCTCTAATGCAGGACACACAATTTATCACAATGGTAAGAAATTTGCCACCCATATCGTTCCTAGTGGTGTGTTTCACAATATTACTTCTGTTATTGGCCCCGGTTGTGTGGTAAATCTTGATGCATTTTATAAAGAAGTTAATGAGCTACAAGCTGGTGGTGTTGATGTTTCTTTAATCAAAGTACATCCACGCGCACATATTGTTACAAACGAACATATCATAGAGGATAAAGCAAAACTTGCAGGTAAACTTGGCACTACTAGCCAAGGTATAGCACCCGCTTATCGTGATAAGTATGCTAGAGTTGGATTGCTTGCTAAAGATTCAACAATCGATAAATCATTTCTATTAGAAGAAGAGTTGCACGGAAATGTTCTGTGTGAGGGCGCACAAGGAGTCTGGCTTGATATTAATTGGGGTAATTATCCCTATGTAACCTCTAGTGAATGTTTGCCTTATGCCGCTTGTTCGCTTGGTTTCAGTCCAAAATCAATTCGTAACATTTATGCAATTGCAAAAGCTTACGATACACGCTCTGGCGAAGACCCCGACTTTCCAGCTTCGTTATTAGAGAATCCAGACCTTCTTGCAATTGCTGATGCGGGCCACGAATACGGAACTACCACAGGCCGCAGACGAAAAGTTAATTGGCTAAACTTGGATAAGTTAATTGAATCATGTAGAATCACGGGTGCTACACATCTTATTATCAATAAATGTGATATCCTAGAGATTGTTAATCAGTACCGATTGTACTATGGTGGTAGGCTTGTTGACTTTAATAGTTGGTATAAAATGGCAAGATTCATAGACTCAGCAATAGCTACAGAATGTGCAGATATACAATCTGTTGTATTTTCTAGGTCACCAGAAGTAGTAGAATCTCTCTAGAATTGTTACTTTTATCCCACACTATGCTATTTATAGTGTGGGAATTTTATTATGAAATATGATTTAATAGTTGAAATTTGGAAAAGATATATTAACGAGGTAGACGTTTCTCCAACACCACCAGCAACTCCAACTGGTACTTCTCCTGCCGCAACTCCATCAACAAATCAAAGCCAATTAAAGACTTATGGTGATTTGCAAAAAATGCTTCAAAAGATTGATAGAGATAAAACATTAAAAGCTGTAGGTGATGAAGCTAAGGACGTTATCTTGGACCAAATAGCTGGTTTAATTCCCGGTGCGTCAAATATAAAAAGTGCATTTGGATTTTTTAAATCTATCTACGATTCTAAGGATACCCAAAAAACAAATACATGGCTTGATAGATTGAATATTGATGATAACTATACCAAAATTGTTGACGATACAGTAGAAAATGCATTTTTACAAGAACTGTCACAACTGATGGGAAAAGAAAATCCACAAACACCATTACCAACCGATTTTAATATTAATAAAAAATTAGAAGATTGGCTTAAAGAAAAATATGGTAATCGTACTTTGGCCGGCGGTATCCAAGAAAGAAAGAGCAAGAGAGCCAAAGTAGGTAAGAAGAGTGGTGGAGATAGATGTACAAGAATAGCTAAACGCAAATATGACGTTTGGCCCTCGGCTTATGCTTCTGGTGCAGTTGTTAAGTGCCGTCAAGGTAAAATCTGGAAGGGTATATCAGAAGATATGTCTGATGAAGAGATAGATGAAGCATTGTTACTTGAGGAAGTAGAAATTCTTGAAGAGAAATGGTCAGATAAATATAAGCGTTCAATTAATTGCAAAAATCCTAAAGGTTTCTCGCAAAAAGCACATTGTCAAGGTAAAAAGAAGAAATGAGCTACAAACTCTTAATAGAGAGTTGGAGAAGGTTTCTCCATGAAATATCTGCTTATCACGGTTCAGCAGTTGACTTTGATTCATTTGATGCTGAGAAAGCTAGAGAGTTTGGTTTTCATTTTGGCTCAATAGAAAGTGCAATGCACAGAAATGAAGCTAATGTTAAAAAATATAATATTGTAGTTACAAAACCACTAGAACTTGATGATGTTGGGTTTTGGGAACCAGCATCCATATTGGACAATATGGCAGTTAAAGGTTATATTGCTCAAAATGAAAAACAGGCTTTATTACAAGAAATAAATTCTGAGGCTATAAGAAAAGCAAAACTATCTGGTTCTTCTTTAAGATATGAAAAAAATGAAATACTTAAATCAAAACTTGAAGAAATGGGATATGATAGCATAGTATACCAAAATCGTGGTGAGGCTGGCGATACAGCTTATATAGTATTTAGACCAGACCAAATTAAATTTATTGAAAAGCTAGATGAAGCTAAAAAAAGAGCTTATAAACCAAACTTTTCAAGAGAAAAGAAACAAGGTCTTCATGGATGGTTTGCTCGTAATGATGGAAAAGGTTGGGTAAACTGTAGAACTGGCGGTCCATGTGGTCGTGAATCCGCCGATAGTGGCGGTAAATACCCAGCTTGTAGACCAACTAAAGCACAATGTAAATCTGCTGGTAAAGGCCCATTAAGAAAAAAGAAATCTTCCAAAGCAATCTCTTGGACTAAAAAGAAAAAGAAGGACTAATTAAATCATGAGCAAATTTTCATCATTCAAAGACCAACAACTAATAGCAGAAAGTTGGAGAAAATATAATAATCTTAAAGAAGCTTTTTACTATAATGGAAAAGAGTTTGATTCAAGACAGGGTGTAGAAGATTATAGAGCCGAACAAGAGGAAACTGTTGTTGATACAAAAGGTAATCTTCCTTGGGACTATGGACACGGAGAAGGTGAGAACAAGATAGAATCAGCAAAAGAAATATTGCGTAACGCAATACAACAGCTTGACAGCTTGAATCTTGCCGAAGCTGCAACATTGGATGATGGAACTCTCGTATGTGAGGCTTGCTTATTAGAGGTAATCGAGTTATCAGAGAATGTATTGCTTGAAGCTAAATATCAAGGCCGCACAGTAACTCTTAATAAGCCAACTGCTGGTGATGTTAAGAAATTTAAAGTTTATGTCAAAGACCCATCAACTGGTAATATTAAAAAGGTCAACTTTGGTGACCCAAATATGAAAATTAAAAAGAATATACCAGCTAGACGTAAATCTTTTAGAGCAAGACATAATTGCGCTAATCCGGGGCCAAAGACAAAGGCCAGATATTGGTCTTGCAAGAAGTGGTAAAAAACTTCTTGACCTCAGACTAGTTTTGTATTAAGATATATCCAATCCCCCAAGGTGTCTATATGACTAACGAGAAAAGTGACTTTTCGCGTTTCGGCAAAGCTTTTCAAGAAAATCTTGTACAGCTTATGCTTATTGACCGAACATTTTGCGACCAGCTTAAGGAAGTTATGGATATTCAATTCCTTGAATTGAAGTATCTACAGGCTTTCGTACAACGTATCTTTGAATACAAAGATAAATACAAGGTTCATCCAAGTTACGAAACAATGACCTCAATCATTCGTAATTCATTAGAAGATGAAAACGAAGCTTTGCAAAAGCAGGTTCGTGATTATTTTGCTCGTATCCACACCAAAGAGATTGATGGAGCAGAATATATCAAGGAAACTTCTCTTGATTTCTGTAAGAAGCAGAAACTCAAGGAAGCAATGCTTAAGTCTGTCAAGCTTCTACAAACTGCGTCATTTGACGAGATTTCAAAAGCAATTAATGATGCTTTGAAACTTGGTATGTCTAATGATATTGGATATGACTTTCTCGTAGACTTTGAAAAGCGATTTGAGGTCAAGTCTCGTAATCCTGTAACAACAGGATGGGATGAAATGGACCACTTGTGTAAAGGTGGATTGGGTCGTGGTGAGCTTGGAGTCGTTGTAGCACCTACGGGTGCTGGCAAGTCAATGGTACTTGTGCATCTTGGTACAGAAGCTCTAAAGCATGGAAAGACCGTTGTTCATTATACTCTTGAGCTTTCAGATACTGTCGTAGCCTCTCGTTATGATAGCTGCTATACACAATTTGCTATTCGTGAGCTTCCTCAATATAAAGACCAAATCTTTGAAATGATTAAGGATATGCCCGGACGTTTGATTGTAAAAGAGTATCCAACAAAGACAGCTACAACCAATAGTATTCGGCTTCATATCGAAAAGCTTAAAATGCGCGGTATCAATCCAGATATGATTATTGTAGACTACGGCGATTTGCTTCGTCCTATTTCTAATCAGAAAGAGAAACGAACAGAACTTGAAACTATTTATGAAGAGCTACGAGGTATTGCAGCAGAAACTAATTGCCCTGTATGGACAGCATCGCAAACTAATCGTTCTGGTCTAAACGCAGAAGTAATTACAATGGAATCAATCAGCGAAGCATTCAACAAGTGCTTCGTAGCAGACCTTATTTTCTCTGTTTCTCGTACTGTAGAAGACAAGACTATAAATGGTGGAAGAATTTTCATTGCTAAGAATAGAAACGGGCCAGACGGACTTGTTTATCCTATTAGTATGGATACTAGCAATGTTAGTATTAAAATGTTGCCTTCTACTGGAGAAACACCAAACGATATCGTTACCAAGTCGGCTAAAGAACAAGAAGAAAATCTTAAGAACAAGTACAAGAAATATAAACGTAAATCAAAAACGGAGAACCAAGATGTTTAACAAGGACCAAGTAAATCAAGCAAGTTTAAAATATTTTGACGGTGATGAACTTGCCGCAAATGTATTCACAACAAAATATGCACTAAAAACAAAAAAGGGTGAATATCTGGAGTCAACACCAGATGATTTGCATAAACGTTTAGCTAAAGAGTTTGCTCGTATTGAGAGAAAATACGAGGGTCAATCTTTAGATGAAGATACGATTTATAATCATCTAAAGAACTTTGGAGAGATTGTTCCTCAAGGTTCTCCAATGTACGGTATTGGAAACAACGAGGTAAACGTATCTCTTTCAAATTGTGTAGTTGTCGCCTCACCAGAAGACAATATTTCTTCAATTGTTGATTCTGGTAAGCAACTAGCCAATCTTTTCAAGCGTCGTTGCGGTGTTGGTCTTGATATCTCCAACCTTAGACCAGAGGGTATGACCGTAAACAACTCTGCTGGCACCACAACAGGTGCTTGGTCTTTCGCTGATTTCTATTCATACGTTTGTCGTATGATTGGTCAAAACGGTCGTCGTGGTGCATTGATGATATCACTTGATATCAGGCACCCCGACATTGAAAAATTCGTTAAAATGAAACATGACTTAACAAAGGTAACAGGTGCAAATGTCTCAATTAGAATCTCAGACGACTTTATGGAAGCTGTGGAGCAAGACCAAGATTTTACTCTGCGATTTCCTGTTAATTCCGATACTTATACTTACACTAAAAATGTTAGAGCCAGAGAGCTATGGAAGAGTATTGTTGATTCCGCGACAAAAACCGCAGAACCCGGACTCTTAATGTGGGGTAACATAGAGAAATACTTACCAGCGGAGAGTTATAAAGATGTTGGATTTAAGACACTTACAACAAATCCTTGTGGCGAGATTCCTCTATCTGCTTACGATTCATGCCGCCTTATTTCAATCAACCTCACATCGTTCGTTGAGAACAAATTTGAAGACAATTCTTTCTTCGATTTTGACCGTCTATACAGCGTTGTTCGTCACGGTATGCGCTTATCTGATGATTTGGTTGACCTTGAAATTGAAAAATTGGAAGGAATCCTTTCAGCCTGTAATACTGCGGACGAGAAGGAGTTATGGACGAACTTACTCCGTGCTTGCAGAGAAGGACGGCGTACAGGTCTTGGAACGCACGGACTCGCAGACGCACTAGCTTGTCTCAAGATGCCATACGACTCAGCAGAAGGTTTAGTAATGATTGATAGAATTTATCAAACTATCCGTAATGCTGCTTACTTTGAGTCTTGTATGTTGGCAAAAGAGCGTGGTTCCTTCCCTGTATTCGATTGGGAGAAGGAAAAGAACAATGCTTTTATCAAAAACCTCCCAGAAGATATCCGTGAACTTATTAGAACAGTAGGTCGTAGAAATATTAGCATCCTAACAAATGCTCCAACTGGTTCTGTATCCATTATGTCACAAACATCATCTGGTCTTGAGCCAGTATTCCGTAATTTCTATATTCGCCGTCGCAAGCTTTCTCACAACGAGCAAGACCAAATGGCAGCTTTCGTAGATGCTATGGGCGATAAATGGACTGAATACAAGGTTTATCATCATAACGTACAACAATACTTAAAGAAATTTGAGACTGACCAGATTCCATCATTCTTTACAGAGTCCGATGGTATCAATTGGAAGCGTCGTGTTGAAATCCAAGGTGTAATTCAGAAATACATCGACCACTCCATTTCCTCTACAATCAATCTTCCAAAGGGTACAAGCCCAGATGTAGTTTCTGAGCTTTATCTACTTGGCTGGAAACTTGGTCTTAAGGGCGTTACAGTATATGTTGATGGTTCTCGCGATGGTGTTCTTATCACAGAAACCAAGAAAGAAACGTTCCCACAACACAACGCACCAAAACGTCCAACAACTCTTGATACTGATATCCATAATCTTACAATCAAGGGTGAAAAGTGGACTGTTCTTGTTGGTCTTCTTGATGGTAAACCATATGAAATTCTTGGTGGAGCAAACAAAATTGTTGACCTTCCAAAGAACGCTAAAAATGGTAAACTTGTAAAAGTATCGACAGGTAAAAATCAAGCTCGTTATGATTTGGCCGTTGATGATTTGCTTATCAAAGACGTAGTAAAAGTATTTGACAACGCCAATCACTCTGCCTTCACTCGCTTGCTTTCGCTCTCATTACGTCATGGTGCCCCAATCAATTACGTTGTAGAGCAAATGCAGAAAGACTCCGACTCAGATATGTTCTCGTTCTCTCGCTGTGTTGCAAGAGTTCTCAAGCAATATGTTCCAGACGGTACAAAAGTAAGTAGCCAAAAGACTTGCCCAGAGTGTACTTCAACCAATCTTATCTACCAAGATGGATGTGCAACTTGCGGAGATTGCGGTTACAGTAAATGTGGATAAAATAGTAAATAACCCTTGACAATAGCCTCTATATGGTTACAATAAAATGTAATCGTATAGAGGCTTTGTTATGAAACTGAATCACTTATTACCAAGACACGAAAGAGATAAAAAATGCGATAAGACTGACCCAAACAGTAAAACACACTTTTGGATTAAGACTGGAAAGATTGAAGCTAGTGTTGGCGGAAATATCGCAGTTGATTTTGTTTGTAAGTATTGTGAGCGTAGAGCTACAAGCTTTTTAACAGAACAAGAATTTAATACTCATAGAAAAGTTTTGGAGGGTTAAGATTATGTATTTCCTATCACCAAAGAACAAGTACATGCTTGTCGAACCTGTAGAACAGGATAAGAAAGAAGAGCAGCAAAGAGCTTTCTACATACCAGATGAAAATGGTAAGACAGAAGAATATCAGATTGTCAGAGTAATTGAGGACTCTAATTTTAAATATGAACCAGAGAGTTTGGTATTGGTTCCGTCACACTTGCTTGAGAGAATAGAGATTAATGGACAAACCAACTATTTAATTACGGAAAACTATGTAATAGCGTCCGTGACTAAATTGGAGGATTAAGCGTGCCAACTAAAATTACCATATCAGACCTCAAAGGTCTTATTCAAGAAGTGTTGAAAGAGAAAACTGACCAACCATTGGTTGAGAGTAGTTATTCGCAGGTAATCAACATTGTCAGAGGGCAAAAAGAAAGTATATACCAATTTGGAATTATGACTGCTGAAAACCCAAGAGGTAAACCAGCGGACGCTACTTTTAATAACAAAGCAAATGCAGAGCTTGAAGCTGAGTTGCAAAAACGAGGTTATGGATATAGTAAGATTGGTGGCAAGTTTGGTGGTTCTAAAGAAAATTCATTTTTGATTAGAAACATTGCATATCACGAAATGGTAGATTTAGGTTATAAGTTCAAACAAGAAGCTGTAATCTTTGCTACAAAAAAGAAAGACGACCCATTTATGACATTCATTTATGTTGACACCACCACTCCAAGTGGTACAATAGGTGATAAGAAAGAAGTTGTGCTATCAGATGAATCAGTCCAAAGCAGAGAGGATTTCTTCTCTAGTGTTGGAAGTGGAGAAAAAGAAAAAAAGTTCTTGATTCCATTCTTCGATGATGGTTATAATACTAAGAGGTTCACAAATGCAGGACGAACAATTGGAGATAAATCGTAAGAAGAAAAATCTACAAAACCAAATAAAGATTTGTGAAGCAGCAATTAGGTTGCACCAATCACAGATACATGATAATAGTCGTACTGAGCGTTCACGCTGGCATCATGAACGCATGTTAGAAGTTGAAACTAAGAAAATGTCAGATTTGCTAGATAAACTAAACAAACTGGAGGGTTAATGTCTGCAACAGAAAAGTCCAAGGAAGATTACATCGTAGATTATGTCGGTTCAATGGCTGCTATTGAGGATGCTATGGAGCCATTCAAGGAGCAGAAGCGTGATTTGCGTAAGGAGTATGTAGAGAACGGCTGGCTATCCAAGGAAGAGATTAAGACCGCTGTTCGTGCTTTCCGACTTATGAAGGCAGAGGTTGATTTTGATGAGCTTCGTTCAACTTATCGTACTCTTCGCGGTACAGTAGGACCAGAGGCAGAGGAGTAAGATGGAACCAACAGTACCACAAGCCACACCAGATGTGGCTCCAACGCCAACTGTAGAAGAGCAGGTTGTGCTGGAGGAGATGCATGAAACACAACATCAGCTACATGCAGTAAATGACCAAATTACAGATGCAGTAACGCAAACACAAGAATCAACTGTTGTAAATGGTAACAGTACACGCGATTATCCAAGTCTTTATGATACTTACGGTACAACAATGATTGCAATTGTATTTGCAGTATCTATTATATCCGCAGTTATTGGGCTAGTACAGTATATCTATCGCAAAGCAGCGTCAGACCATTCAGCATTAACTCAATTTGTAACTACAATGTTTGCGCTTATTGCTGGTGTATTTGTGGCAGATAAAGTTGTTGCTGGACCAACGACCGAATTGCTAAATGGTCAAGAGTCTTTGAAAGTGCTTGAGTTTATTCAGCAAACTTGCTTAATGGTATTCGCTTATTATTTTGGTACTAAAGCGCAACCACCAGCAGACGGCCCCCTTAACAAAGAGGACTAAATGAAATCTATCGATTTATATGGTGACGGAATCGGCAAGGTCGATTTGGTCGAACATATGGGTTCTGACTTAACAGTAGTCAATAGTGCCCGCGTATCATTTGGAAAACACAAGGAGACATTAGAAGATGCTGACAAAAAGCTTGTGGATTATCTTATTCGTCACCGTCATACTTCTGTGTTAGAGCATAACTTTGTAACTTTCAGATTTAAAGTTCCTTTGTTTGTTCGGTCACAACACCACAGGCATCGCACTTGGTCTTATAACGAGATATCAAGACGATATACGGAGTTTAATATTGAGTTCTACCAACCAAAAGAATACCGAAAACAACACAAATCAAACAGGCAAGCTTCGACGGATGATACCTTTAATCCAGAGTTTTATAGTTCTGGCCTCGATATCAGTCATTCTGCTACGTCAGTCGTTGAAGGGTTGTTCAAAGACTCCTTACGAGTCTACAATAGACTTTTAGAGAACGGTGTGTGTAAGGAACAGGCCCGCATGGTACTTCCACAAGCCATGTATACAGAATATTATGGTTCAGCTAATTTAAGCAACATCCTCAAATTTGTTGACCTTCGTTTACACGAAGGCGCACAATGGGAAATTCAACAAGTTGCACAAGCGGTTCTTGATATTGTTACAGACTTGTATCCAGAAACTGTCGGTGCTTACCGTAGAATTAGGGATGAAAAACACAGTTCATAAGTACGATAATATAATAATCGGTTCTACTTTAGAAGCATTATTATATTCATATATGACGGGTTATCCCGTATTTTTTGCTGGCTCAAGGTGTCCAAAGGAATTTGAATACTTTGAGCCAGCATTGGCATTTCATCTTTTGAAATCCGAAACAAGAAATATTAAATCCAACAATGGTAATATACTGGTCGGCTCTCGTAAAGATAAATTTTGGCATTATCTAATGATATGTTTGTCTCATGTTGGATTGGTTCCAATTACCGATGCATCTTCTGTGCGAGTAGAAGAAGACCATATCAGAATAATTAAAGATAACCGACTTATTAAGATAAAGGCAAAAACCATACACCTTTTTGACGACTTAGGTGTAGAAGGATTGATGCCACCAAAAGAAACAAGGGGCAAGTTCTCTTCTTACGAATGGGTAATATTTAACTCATTGTATCCACATGAATATGATTTGCTGCTATCTGAAGAGTCTCCAATACAGGAATTGTGGTTTTTAGAGCCTACAATGAAAGCGCGATTTAAAGACGGCTGCATAGTGTCACATTTTGATACCTTGCAGCAGATGCATGAAGAATTGACACAATTTGCTTTGATTTTTAAATTGAAAGATATATTCAAAAAATACGATATCAAAGGCAAGGCAAACGGCGTCTATCATATGAATAAATCAATTCAAAGATACAAGCAAGTACATTATCAGATAGTTGCTAGTGACATAGAGCATCCAAGAAATGTTTATGAATCTATTGACAACATTGTGTTTTGTGATTATACTATACAGTCACTAGTCAATCAATTAACCCCCAATCCAAAAGTCGATTATATATGGAAAAACCTGTTAAGCACATAGCTGGCATTATTCCTGTTGCTGGTGAACGTTCCGACTTTGCACTAGAATGGCACGATTCTATGATGCCAATTGCACCTAATTATTTGGCTGTTGAAAGAGCAGTATTAGAATGTGCATATGCTGGTTGTTCATCTATTTGGATTGTGTGCAATGATGATATTTCACCCATCCTAAAATATAGGATACGCGACTTCATAAGTGACCCCGCATATTCTAGATTTAAATTTAGTAATTACGCTTTTCGTTTACGAAACGTGAAGCAGCAAAAATTAATCCCCATCTTTTATGTTCCCGTACATGCGAAATACAGAGGAAGAGTCGATTCGCTCGGTTTTTCAATTATACATGGAGCAACCTATGCTAATAATATTGCTAGTAGAGTTAGTGAGGGCACCCGACCACAAATGTACTATGTTGCATTCCCATTTGGTGCTTATGAGCCAAAGTTTATAAAGCCGCTGCGGAAACAAATGTATGCAGGTAACCGTGTGCTGGCTACATTTGATAACAAATCAGCCAGAGATAATGAGTATCTCGGCTTTTCGTTTAGATTTTCAGATATAAATTCATTTATTGATAAGATAAAGGCAGGAGCAAAAAAGTCATACCGCGATGATAAAGGAGAATTAATTCCTTTACCAAAGGAAAAATGGTATGAAGCAAAAGAATATACACTAGATAAGATATATGGAGACTATAATCCAAGTGATTTAGTCACAAGACCCATCAGATGGTATCATAATATCGGCTCTTGGGATTCTTATCGTAAGTTTTTGGCTACTGAACAATGCAGGTATTTAAAATACGAAAGACCCGTATTTTTATCTGCTCGTCATTATGAACAGTTTTCTATTTTAAACGAGGAAGAAGAAGATGGGAATGTTTGATACAATTGAGATTGAAAATGATATTCAAAATGGCCCAAAAGCTGGTGAATATCAGACTAAAGACCTTGATAGTGCGCTAGAAACTTATCATATTCGTGATAATAGGCTTATTAAACGCGCATATAAATACAATGCAGTAGAGGAGTCAAAACGTAAGCACAAGTGGCATCTTATGGAAGCAGAATTTATTGGGCTTATGGATATTGATTATCATGGATGGATTGAGATATATGGTGCTTATAGCACTTGGAGACTTAAATTTACAGATGGTGAATTAAAGGAGTGTAAACTTATGCAACAATTCAATGAACCACCAGTTGTTAAAGATGAAGAAAAAACTAAAGAAGAGCAAACACTTAAGAACGGTGAGATTGCCTACTGGTCTGGTGATGGGCAAGAATATGAGGTTGACGAGGAAGAAGAAGCGGGATATGATTACTAAACATGGAGTTGAAAGTATGCCTATCAAGTTTGTCGGACTTCACGCACATTCTGTAGCAGGTTCTATTTTTGATGCTCTTGGATATCCACAAGAGCATATGGATTTTGCATGGGGCAACGGCTCCGATGCACTTGCACTAACAGACCACGGTAATATGAATGGACTTGCGTATCAAGTCCTTCATGCTAAAAAGATGAAGAAGGATGGTAAGGTCTTCAAGCCAATCTTTGGCTGTGAAGCCTACTTTATTCCTTCAATTAGTGAGTGGCGTTCTGAATATGAGCGCATTAAGGCAGATGAAGATAAGAGCATCGATGATTCTATTTCGGGTGCTACGGTAGAGGACGAGGCTGCGACAAAGAAGGAGAACAAGTCTGTTCTCAATCGTCGTCGTCACCTTGTTCTACTTGCACAAAATCAGCAAGGTCTAAACAATATCTTTAAGCTCATTTCTGAGTCTTATAAGTCTGAGAATTTCTATCGTTATCCACGCATGGATTACGCACTACTTGAGAAGTATAATGAGGGCATCATTGCCCTTTCTGCTTGTCTTGGTGGTGTATACGCTGGTTGTTATTGGGAGAATCGCGAGAAGGGTGAAGCTGCCATTCTCGCTTCTTTCCGTGAGACAACCAAGCGTATGATGGGTATTTTTGGTGACCGTTGGTATGGTGAGCTTCAATGGAATAATGTACCAGAGCAGCATGAGCTTAACTCGTATATTATTAGAATGCATAATGAATTTGGCATCAAGCTTGTTTCTACTGCTGACAGTCACTATCCTAATCCCGATGCTTGGAAAGACCGTGAGCTTTACAAGCGTCTTGGTTGGCTAGGCAAGGGTCGTCCCGATTGGGCAGAAGGACAAGGCCAGCTTCCTAGTGGTGTAGAAGAGATTGGTTACGAACTTTATCCAAAGAACGGCGACCAAATGTGGGCTGCTTACAAGAAGTATTCCGCTGATTCTGATTATGATGATTCGCTTGTGATGGAGTCTATCACAAACACTTATCATATTGCACATGAGCGTATCGATAACTTTATGCCAGACACTACGGTTCGTCTGCCAGATTTCGTCGTACCTACTGGTTTTACTGCTGGTGAGGCTTTAAAGAATTATGCATTTGACGGCTTGCGTAAACTTGGTCTGTTTACGAATGAGGAATACGTAAACCGTATGATTTACGAATTGGAAATTATTGAGAAGCAGAATTTCTCTAAATACTTTCTTACCATGAAGGCTATTAGCGACCGTGCAATGGCAGTTCAACTTACAGGCCCCGGACGCGGCTCTGCGGCTGGTTCTCTTGTCACATATTCGCTTGGTATTACACAGGTAGACCCAATCAAGCACGGTCTACTCTTTGAGCGTTTTATGACCAAGAATCAAGATGGGTTTCCCGATATTGACTATGACGTATCTGACCCAATGGTACTTAAGGAGCAGCTTATCAACGAGTGGGGCGATACTACTGTAGTTCCTATTTCTAATTGGAATACACTACAACTCAAGTCTCTTGTTAAGGATATCAGCAAGTTCTACGATATTCCATTCAAGGAAGTAAATGAGGTAACATCTAAAATGATGTCAGAAGCCACTCCGCTTGCGAAGAAGGCTCATGGCATGAAGGCTGGTGTATATGTGCCTACATTTGAGGAAGTTAAGGAATATTCCAAGTCTCTACAGGACTTTCTTGCGAAGTATCCTCATATTGCCACACATATTGACATTCTCTACGGACAGGTTCGCTCCTGTTCCCGTCACGCTGGTGGTGTTGTAGTTGGTGAGAATCTTGACCAATATATGCCTCTTATTAACTCTGATGGTGTGCGTCAAACTCCTTGGTCAGAGGGTCAAAACGTTCGTCACCTTGAGCCAATGGGTTTCATTAAGTTCGATATTCTTGGCCTTGCAACTCTCAAGATGATTGAGACTGCAATTCGTCATATTCTCAAGCGTCACCACAATAACCCAAATCCAACATTTGATGATGTTCGTAAGTTCTATGAGGATAATCTACACCCAGAGAAAATCAATCTTTCTGACAAGAAGGTTTATGACAATATCTTCCACGAAGGTAAATGGGTTGGTATCTTCCAATTTACAGAGCGTGGAGCGCAGGATTTCTGTAAGCGTGTAAAGCCCAATAATATCATTGACCTTTCTGCTATTACCTCTATCTATCGCCCCGGACCTCTATCTGCTGGTGTAGATACGCAATTTGCAGATGCCAAGGAAAACCCATACAAGGTGCGCTATGCACATCCTCTAATCAAGGAAGTAACAAAGGAGACTTACGGCTTCCTTATTTTCCAAGAGCAAATTGCTCTTCTAGCCCATAAGCTTGGAAAGGACGTATCGCTTGATGAAGGTAATAAACTCCGCAAACTACTTACCAAGAAAGGAACAGGCAAGGGTTTTGAAGAGAAAGACAAGATTCACGCGAAGTTCATTTCTGGCTGCGTTGACAAGGGGCTTGCGGAGAAGGCTGCACAGCAGCTTTGGGAAACCTTTGAGTATTTCTCTGGTTACGGCTTCAATAAGTCTCACGCCGTCTGCTATTCTGTCCTTTCATATCAATGTGCTTGGCTTGCTACTTACTTTGAATCCGAATGGCTTTGCGCCTTTTTGGAGAAAGAGTCTGAGCAAGACCAGAATAAAGACGATAAAATCAATCGTAAAGAGAAGGCAATCAACCTTGTCAAGTCTCTAGGCTATAGCATTTCCCCACTTGATATCAATAAGTCTGGTACAACTTGGGAAATCTCCGAAGATGGTAAGGAAATGATTCAACCTCTTACTTGCATCAAGGGTCTTGGTGAAGCAGCGATGGAACAGATTATGAAGAACCGTCCATTCAAGAGTGCAGAAGAACTCCTTTTTAACGAGGCAGTATCTTACAGTAAGTTCAACAAGAAAGCTCTTGATGTTCTTATCCGTGCTGGTGCTTGTAATAGTCTGATTGATAGCCGCTTTACTGGTGCTAAACACTTCTGGTCTGCGGTCGCAGTTGACCGTCCAAAGAACAAGAAGAAACTACATGAAAACATTGAGCTTTATAAGCCAGAAGGAGATTTTAGCGATGAAGAAAAGATTGAGTATATTACAGACCTTACGGGCGAATATCCTGTCTCTATGGTTATGCCTACAGATGTTGCTAAACGTCTGGAGGAAAAATATGTCCCACCAATCGGAGAATACGACGAAGAGCTTGGAGTAGCGTGGTTTATCGTTCGTAACGTAATCAAGAAGCGTACACAGACAGGCAAGGATTATCTTGTTCTTGAGGTTATTGATGATACCAACAAACTTACACAAGTTCGTTGTTGGGGCGTAAAGCCAAATGAGCATGTTCACAAGAATCGTGTTTATATGGCAAAGCCAAACTATGATGATTCTTGGGGTTTTTCTGTGCGTTCCGTAACTTCTCAGCTTAAAATGATTGCATAATACTATTTAATTATCATGAAGATAACTAAAGAATATTTAACCAATCTTATCAGAGAGGCATTAGAAGAAACAGAATATACGTCCAAAGGTCATTGGGGAGACAAAGCTAGTGGTGTCTTACTAACAACTGGAGAGCGTATATTCTTACTTCTACGTTCAGAAGAGGTTACCGAGGGGGGTACTTGGGGTATCCCCGGAGGTGCTATTGATGCTGGTGAATCTGCCCTAAATTCAGCTATTCGTGAACTAGAAGAAGAAACTGGTTTATCATTAGATAAGTATGATGTAATCGATAAGACTATTTATAAAGATGATGAAGACGGCTTTAAATATACTACTTTTATTATAAAGGTGTCAGAATCATTTGAATCAAAACCAGTTAGATTAGATTGGGAAAATGATGATTATCGATGGGTAGACCAAGATTGGCTTGAGGATAATGCACACGAATTACATTCTGGCGTTATGTATACTTTAGAACAAAAGTGGAACACTATCTTCGATTCTGACTATTTATAGATAAAGGATTTAAAACATGAAATTAACAGAATCTCAATTGAGAAACATAATCAAGCAAGAGTTAAAAAATGCCTTGTCTGAAGCACCGATGGACCCCGAAAGAAAGGCTAAAATGCTTGCTGCAAGAGCGCGTACCAAACAAGAAACAGAAGAAGGTGTTGCTTTACGAAGGGCTTATGATGCTGCTCGAAATGCTGTCCCACCAGAAGAGCGTACATATTTTAAACGCGCTCCAATAGAGGCTACATACCAAGACCTTGATAATGATTCATGGAGTGGCGGAAGAAATGTTTGGAAAGGTGAAGATGGAAAATATTATAAAATGGCTGTAGTACCAGCAACCGCAGAAGAATATGATAATAGTTTGTGGAGCGGTGGTGGAAGTGTTTGGAGAGATAAATAATTTATCTTAAGAAACTTCTTGACCCCCGAAACCCCTTGTGCTATAGTCTTCTATACACAAGGGGTTTCTAGTGTCTACACAGAACTTGGGCTATGCCTGTATTAATATGACTCTTTCCGATGTACCTGCCAAGCGCAAGGTCACTACCAATCGGACAATGATTAGGAAGACTTTTAATGAACGGGGGATTAATTACGCCGCACAACTTGCCGAACAGAATTTCGTGGACTTGTATAAGATTCTACAATGGAATACAGCAAACGGAATTGGGTTCTATCGTATGTCCTCCGATATGGTTCCTTGGGCATCCGAATTCGGTATCTATAATCTCCCGAACATTGAGCGTGTTTCAGCTTTGCTTCGTAAGTGTGGGGAGTATGCTACCGCAACCAATCAGCGACTTACTTTCCATCCCGGTCCATTTAACAAACTCACATCTTCTAATCCATCTGTAACTGCTAATACCATCAAGGACTTGACGGTACACGCAGATATTCTTGATTTGATGGGACTTTCTCGTACTCCATACAACAAGATTAATATTCATGTTGGTGCGACGTACAAGAACAAGCCTATGGCTATTGCACAGTTTCTGCACAATTTTGAGTTGCTTGACGAGAAAATTCGTTCACGTTTTACACTTGAGAATGACGACAAGGCTTCTCTATATTCTACGCAGGAACTATATAATCTAGTACATAAACATACAGGTATTCCAATTGTCTTTGACTATCATCATCATTCACTCAATTCTGGTGGTACTTCTGAGCGTGATGCAATTCATATCGCTGCTTCTACGTGGGGCAACATCAAGCCTGTCGTACATTACTCAGAGTCTCGTTCTGCCGAGCAGAAAATCAAGTGCCCTGCCCAAGCACATTCAGATTATGTGTATCGCTATATCGATACTCACGGTCTTGATGTTGATGTAATGATTGAAGCCAAGCAGAAAGAGCTTGCACTTTTCCGCTATCGTGATATTCATAGTAAGGCGGCAGCATGAGTACAAAAGTAAGCCTTTCGTATGGGCCAAAGTTTCATTTATATCAAGAAATGTTTGATTGTGATAATGTGTATCTACAGATTGATGGTCATGAATTTGAGATATCAAATAACAGAGCAATGATTCAAATTCCACTTGAAGTATGGAATAAGATTATTGAAGAATGGCCGAAATCCAAAGATAGATTTATTAATGAAACTGCTGATGAATGGGTAAGTTCATTGGACGAAACTATTATTTTTCAAAAGAGGAACAAATGAGTCTTAATCTAAAAGTTATGAAACAATCTGGGTTTATTAGTTTTAAACAGCGCGATAATGGTAACGCTGGATTTGACCTATACGCTACAGAAGAGGGTTCAATTGCGCCCGGAGAAAGAATGGCAGTACCTGTAGGTATTTCCACATCATTCAGTCCAGAGTATTATATGCGTGTTGCTCCTCGTTCTGGTCTTGCAGTTAAAAGTGGTGTGAATGTACTTGCAGGAGTTATTGATTCAAGTTATAGAGGAGAGTGGAAAGTGATTCTCCACAATACCTCTCAGTTGTATTTTCACTTTGAGTTAGGTGATAGAATCGCTCAAGCAATTCCAGAGAAGATTAGCACCGAAGAGTTTGAATTTGTAGATTCTCTTCTTGCCACAGAACGTGGTGCTGGTGGATTTGGAAGCACAGGACGATAATATGAGTAGCGCAAGAAAGATTAGAAAAGCCCAACAGGCTATGGCAGAAAAGAATGTTCTTTTCGGTAAATTACCAGACAAATGTACAGGATGCAGTAAAGACTATGATAAAAAGAATAGAGAACACGTTACAACGTGGTCGGTCACGGTTTACGCACAGAGCGAACGGGTTAACTTATATTGCCCCGAATGTTGGTCTAATGTTAAGGCGTATTTGGAAGATGAAGCAAGGGGATTGTTCAATGAGTAAAGAAGCAGTAAATCACCCACAGCATTACAATGCTGGAAAGATTGAAGTAATTGATGCAATTGAAGATTGGAAACTTGGTTTTCATCTTGGAAATGTAGTTAAGTATGTTGCAAGAGCAGAGCATAAAAATGATGCTCTTGAAGACTTGAAAAAAGCACGATGGTATCTAGATAGATATATCAAATTCATTGAGGCAACTAAAGATGATAAGACCAAAACAAAGTAATGTTACAGAGATAACCTTTCTTAATTTTAAAGATACCGTAATGGCATCTGATAAACCAGTTGTGATTAAATTTACAACCAGTTCTTGTCACCTTTGCAAAGCATTTAAACCAATATTTGAGAATATCGCTAACGAATATTCTGACAAGTTTAATTTTGGAAATGTAAATACAGTTACACAACAGAATCTTACTAGATTTTTTGTTATCGATGGTGTACCAGAAGTTTACATTGTTAATCCAAAAGAGGAAGATGCTGCAAAGCGTGCCCAACTTATGAAATATCCAGAGAAACCAGACGAACGTACAGGTTTTAGTGAATCATATTTCAAGAAACAATTAGATAAATATATTGACGAAAAAATGTGAGGAGTCAAATGAGCATTCATGGTGTACCAAAATTTGTTGAAACTCTAACTTATGATGATGTGCTTTTGGTTCCACAGTATAGCGACATTGAATCGCGTAAAGAGGTTAGCCTTCAGTCTTGGCTAGACCAAGATAGAGGCTTATCATTTGAGTTACCAATTATCGCTTCTCCAATGGACACAATTTGTGAAGTTAAAATGGCTATCCTTATGGCTAGAATGGGTGGTCTTGGAATTGTCCATAGATACAATACAGTAGATAAACAATGTGAAATGGCAGAGACTATCTTTGAGAATGTTTCTGCCGATAAAGTAGGATTTGCAATAGGAATTAGTGGAGATTATCTAGAACGTGCAAAGCGACTAGTTAGTTTAGGGGCCAGAATTCTATGCGTAGATGTAGCACACGGCGACCATATTTTGATGCAAAATGCACTTACCAACTTAAGAAAGGAGTTGGGTAATGGGCCACACATCATGGCTGGAAACGTTGCGACTCTTGATGGGTTTAATCATCTGGCTGCTTGGGGAGCTAATTCAATTCGTGTTGGTATTGGTGGCGGTAGCATTTGCTCTACTCGTATTCAAACTGGTCATGGAGTTCCTAGTTTGGCTTCTATACTGGATTGCGTGAGGAGTGTTTACAATGTCGCAATTATTGCGGACGGTGGCATTAAAAATAGTGGAGACATTACTAAAGCTATTGCTGCTGGTGCTGATTTTGGAATGGTTGGTTCACTCCTTGCAGGAACAGATGAAACACCGGGAGAAACTTATCTTGGAAAAGACTTACAACCTCGTAAAAGTTATAGAGGAATGGCGTCAAAAGCAGCACAAATGGATTGGAGAGGTAAGGCATCGTCTTTGGAAGGCATTTCTACATCTGTTCCATATAAAGGAAGTGCGAGAGATATTCTTGAACAACTTGATAATGGAATACGTTCTGGCTTCAGTTACTCTGGTGCTAGGAATATTGTAGAGTTTTGGCACAAGGCAAAGTTTGTGCGTCAAACCTCTGCTTCTGCACACGAATCCAGCACACATATTTTGAGCAGAAATGGTGAGTGACAAGTTAAAGCGCATCGCATTAAACTTTCCAGAGAAAACTCAGATTGATTTTTTAATTCGTCTAAGATATGACGACTTTAAAGGTCAGACTGATTTCTTTAGGGAAGTTATTTATGCTTATCTAAACAATGACCCACATATATTAGATTTTGTTGAATCAATAAAAGTAAAAAAATCAATACAAAATAAAAAAAGGAATAAACAAAATAGAAAACTAATTAATGATGGTCAGCAGATTTTAAAAGAATTTGCATTAGATAAGGATGAAATCGAAAATATTTTTGACATATTAGAAGAAAATAATATTGATTTATGATTTTTGTTTACTTTATTACTATTTAAATCTGTAGGAGTTATACAACAATGAGCAAGAGACTATTAAGTGAATCACAAATAAACCGTTGGGCCAAGCTTTCTGGCGTTAAGCTCAACGAGAATTATGGTATGTCTGGTGAACGTGAAGAAGATGCACCAATGGACGATATGGGCGGTGATATGCCAGCCGAAGAGGGTGGCGATTTAGGCGGCGAAGATATGGGTGCTGATATGGGAGCCGAAGGCGGCGAGTCCGAAATGACAGTCGAGGACGACCAACTTATGGCTATGATTGAGAAAGCAGTTGAAAACGTATTAGTAAAAATGGGTCTTGGAGAGGAAGGTGGAGCCGAAGAAGGTGACGAAGGTGGAGGTGAAGAGGGAGGTGATGAACTCGCTGAACCCGACGCTGGAGGCGAAGCCGAAATGGAAGCTGGCGAAGAGGGTGAAGATGAAACCCTAGCCGAAATGGTTTCAGATGATGAAATCATAAATGAGACTCTCAAGAGAGTTATTAAAAGACTCGTAGGTTAATTATAACAATCATTGTTGTGTAAAACTAAGCCATACATCTTAATTGGTGTATGGCTTTTTTACTTGACATACCCCGTACTTGTGTTATATTAATAAAGCAATGGAGATAATATGCGATTCAATCTATTCGGTAAAAAACGTGTTGAAGATGATGTTGAAGAAGTAGACGAGACAGGCGAAGATAAAGAAAGCGAAGGCGAGTCCAAGGCGTTAACTAAAGCACTTATTCCTATCTTGGCTGGTGATGATGAACCAGATATTAGAACTATTGGTCTTTATGGTGAAGTAGAAGAGAAGAAAGTATCAGAGATTATCGGTGGTCTTATTGCACTTGCTGCAACCGCCGAAGTAGAAGAACCAATCAACCCAGAGAAACCAGAAGAGGGAACTCAAACCGTAATTGACCCTATTGAATTCCTAATCTCTACCCCCGGAGGTAGTGCTGATGATATGCTATCATTGTATGATATGATGCGTGTTATCAAGGCAAAATGCCCAATCCATACTTTTGGTATTGGTAAGGTAATGTCGGCTGGTGTACTAATCCTAGCAGCAGGTACAAAGGGAAAGCGTCGTATTGGTAAGAACTGTCGCGTTATGATTCACTCAGTAGCGGGTGGTAACGTTGGTTCCTTCCATAATCTTGAAAACGAAATGGAAGAGATTCGTCATATTCAAAAAACATATATTAGACTGTTGGCCGAAGAAACAAATATGACAGAGGCACAACTTAAAAAGATGATAAATAAGAAGGTAAACGTCTATTTATCAGCAGAGGAAGCAGTAGAATTAGGTATTGCTGACGAAGTATTCTAAAATAGGAACTATTTAAGATATGAACAAACAAGAAATAGATTTAATGGTTGAAAACTTTTTGAAACCAACGACGGGTAATAAGAATAAAGAATTGTCGCTTAGTGAGTTAATCTCATTAGTTAACGAAGTTCAGTCTACACTAGGCCCGCGCAGTTTATTAAACGAGGAAGCGCGTGGAGGTAATACCTTACAATACTCTTCAATCCCAGAAATATCCGTTTCAGAATTGGGTTGGTCTTCGTTTGATGATAAAGAAGCTAGTGTACCGTCAGAACAAAGAGCTGCCTTGCAACAATATTTACAAAATATCGAAGGCTCAACATTTCAAGAAAAGATTAATAGTATTAACAATTTCTTTAAAATGTCAGCAGAAGAATTAGAATCTTCTTCTTTTATCCAAGCAGATAGTAATTCTTCAAAAATTCAAAAACTCATTTCATATTTAGTATTCTACAAAGCACTAACAACAATTATAACCAACTTCAATGCTGCTGCTGCTGGTTTCGCATTTGAATCTTTTATTGCCGTATTGTTAAATGGAAAACAGGTTCCAACAGGTCAAGGTACTATCGCAGATTTATGGACGGGTGATAATGTTCCTATGAGTTTAAAACTATACTCGCAAAGTAGCGTAGATGTTGGAGGAAGTTTTAAAGATTTGTGCAACGATATGATTGACCCAAAAAAACCAGAAAATCCATTTATCCGTTATTTGGTTGCTACTAAAGACTTGCAAGGTGAGGCATTAAATTTAGAGGGTGTAATTTCTCTTTATCAATTTGATATTGACTTAGATAATATTATGGAAGTAATGGTTCAAACAGGTATTCATTCTAGAGATTCAATTAGACTGCCAAAACCTTCTCAGATTCAACCTTCGATAGAGCCTATAGTTGATATGGAACAACCATCACCTTCTGAGCAACAGCCACCCTCTGAAGAACCGTTGATGGAAAAACAAGGTTCAAAGCCAAAGAAGGGTGCAAAAGCAGAGCCAAAAGTTAAAATTGAGTATTATTCACCAGAAGAATCTGCTGCTATGTATAGTTCAATGGATGAAAAAGAAAAGAAAGCAGCACTAAGAACCACAAAAGGTTATCAAGAAGTGCTACAATGGTCAATGACAAAACAACATGTATTTACCGTTATTAGTGGCGTAAAACCATCAAGAAAGCGAAACGCAGTAAACCCAGACCCAAAAATTGGAACTATTGTGGTTGGTCGTAAAAATATTGAAGCGACAATCAATAAAATATCAGCATTGATTAATGCATCGGTATTCGATATTTTCAGCAATCTAAAGAGTTTGACAACTAATATTAATAGTTATTTTGCTACTGGTATGAAAGACGACAATCTTGCAGACCAAGCACAAACATCTGCACAAAATATCGATAAGAAAACAGAAGAATTGCAACAAGCTAAAGAATAGCACTTGACGTTTTCTAATATCTGGTTATAATTCCCCTATACTTTGAGGTTCGTATGAGCAAGGAATATTGTAATGGTCGTACATTAAGCGAGAAAATCCTTAGTGGCGCAAATGTCTTGGCAGACAATGTTGTTTCAACATTAGGGCCAAAAGGAAGAAACGTAATTCTTTATGATGGTAGCAAACCTGTAATTACCAAAGACGGTGTTACAGTTGCTAATTTTATTGAGTTATCTGACCCATTTGAGAATTTGGGTGTTCAAGTAATTAAACAAGCCTCGCAACAAACCGCTGCACAGGCTGGTGACGGTACTACTACAAGCATCGTCCTAGCCCGCGCAATGCTCCGTGAGGCACAGAAGTATATTAGTGCTGGTGTATCCCCTATTGACCTTAAACGTGGAATGGACGCCGCTGCAAATGATATTGTATCGGTGATTGCAGAGATTGCAGTACCAATATCAAGCGAGCAAGAGATTGAGGATATCGCCACTATCTCAGCCAACAATGACCGTTCTATTGGTAAATTAATTGCTACTGCCGTAGATAAGGTAGGTAAAGACGGTGCTATCACTATTGAGGAAGCACGTTCTATGGAAACCTCTCTTGATATTGTAGAGGGCTTCCGCTTTGATAGTGGTTATCTAGCAACTGCTTTCGTCAATGATGAACGTCGTGGCGTTGTAAAATATGACGACCCATATGTTCTTGTGACAGACCACAAACTTGAGACTGTAAATGAAATGCTACCAGTTCTTGAATTAGTTGCAAGAGAAGGTAGACCCCTTGTTATTGTTGCAGATGATATTGAAGGACAAGCACTTGCCTCTCTTATTATGAACGCAGTCCGTGGCTCTATGAAGGTTGTAGGTGTCAAAGCACCAAGATACGGAGAGGAGCGCAGAGCAATTCTAAAAGACTTGGCTGTTTCAGTTGGTGCTACCTATGTATCTACAACGCTTGGAATGAAACTTGGAGCAGTTAAACTTACAGATTTCGGTCGTTGTAAGTCAATTGAAGTTTCCAAAAATCTAACAACAATTGTGGGAGGCAAAGGTTCTTATGAACAAATTGACCAACGGATTGAATCACTTAAGTCTGAAATGGCAAGCACAGATAGCATCCACGATGCCCAACGTATACAGGAACGTATTACGCGCCTTGCAAGCGGCATTGCCATTATTCGCGTAGGTGCTGCTACAGAAGTTGAAATGATTGAGAAGAAGCATCGTATCGAAGATGCTTTGGAAGCAGTTAAGTCGGCACAACAAGAGGGTATCTTGCCCGGAGGTGGTGTTGCACTATTGCGTGCAGCAGAACTCCTCAAGCGAAATGCAATGAAGGCCGATGATTTGACTGAAGCAGAGAAGATGGGTTTCCTAATTGTAGAGCGTGCTTGTTATGAGCCTGTTCGACAAATGGCATTAAATGCTGGTGAATCACCAGACTTAATTATCCAGACAGTAGAACTTGCAGGTAAGGAAGAGTGGTTTGAGGGCTACGATTTTAGAACAGGAACCGTAAAACATATGGTTAAAGCTGGTATTATTGACCCTGCAAAAGTCACTCGTTGTGCAGTACAAAATTCTGTATCTGCGGCAGGAACTTTAATTACTACCAACTATGCTGTTGTCAAAGTATAAACTAATTATATGTAGATAGCATTGCATGTAATGGAGGGTTCTATCGTGGGTACTACTGACCAAGATATGTCTGATTTGAAAGAAGCAATAGTAAATTTAGATAAAAAACTTGATAGACTAGTAACCACGGTAGACACTATAAAATCCGCGCAAGACTTATTTGCACAAGATATGCAAAAGATTAAAGACCCCGACACAGGCATATATCCACGTATACGAACATTAGAACAATGGAAAGATACACAATCTAAGTTTATGTGGATATTTGCCACCAGCATGGCTGGTGTTATAGCAAAAATAATTTGGGACTTGCTATCGTTGCCAAGATAGGTTATACTTCTTAAATGGAGTATGGATGTCAGATAAAATTAAAAGAGAATATTGTTTATTTAAAATCAATAAATCTTCTTATAAAACCGTCAATAATGATAAAGTAATCTGGCAATGGGATAATATGTACAATTATGCCCGTCTTAAGCCAGCTAAAAATCGCTCTGGTAATCTATGGACAAAGAGCGGTGTTCTGTTTGTAGACGAAATTCCACTAGCAGTCAATTTAGGTAAAGGACGAGATTGTGTATACGTCCATCCGATTTACCTTGACAATCTCCCTGAAGTATCTTATGTTAAGAGGTATGCTAGAGAAGTGGAGAAGTATCTGCAACTGCATGGTAAGTATGAAAATACTAAAGGATATCTCCCACTAAGCATAGATATTATACAAGAAATAGCGGAGATTATACTAAAATGAGAGTAGGAATTACATATTCTGTCGAATTAGAAGATATACCTCAAGAAATCATTAATTTGTTAGACGAAGTTTCTTTTCCAAATAATATGGATATTAAAGAAATTAATGATAATATTAGTGATAACAATATGTTAAAGGCTTTAGAAAACATACATCACCTTCGTAAGAGTCTTAGTAGTATAGATTACAGACTACAGGATTGCGCGGCTATCATAACGGGTTATACTAATACTGTAGCCAAGAAAGTAACAACTGACACCAGCGATGAATCGTCCAACGAAGGGTGATTTAGTACATATACCAGCAAATTGCTGCATGTATGACCCGAATAACATTAAGAATCCACAGAGATACTATATTCCAACAGCCCCAATGATGGGGGTGTTGTTAGATTCTGTTAACGAAGAAATGACGACAGTTTATGTTAATGGTGAGTATTGGGCCACCGAGAACGAGAACATCTACCCATTTAAACAAAGGAGCGAAAATGGTTAAACTTACTGAAATTTTTCAAGAGTCTATGTCTACAAAGATTGGAGTTCGTGAAGTTTATATCAATCCTAACCATGTTGTAATGGTGCGAGAGGATATGAACTTTGGACGATATCTACTAGAGGGTAAACTAAATGATTTAGGTGTCAATCAAGCAATGCGATTCACTCGTATTTCAGTTCGTAATAGTGGAACAGGAAACTATGAAATCGTAGTGTTTGGAGATACAGAAGCAGTATATGAGAAAATTCGCACAAGTCAGAAGTCACTTCTAAAGGGGTAAACATGGTTTGGACTGTAGTTGGTTATAAAGACGGCAAGACCGTGGTTCATACATTCCACGGTTCTCAAAATGGTAAAGATTCAATTAATGATGCCTACAAGGTTTTTCCGGGTATTGAGGTAGTCGCTATTGTCGCAGGAAATCATCTATCTTCAACCTATATCAAAGAGAGGAAGTAATGGGTCGTCCTAAAGGTTCAAAGAATAAGCCAAAGACTGATTCTAGTGGAGTTAAACTAGAGGCACCTAAAAAGCGTGGTCGTCCCGCTAGTTCTAAAAATACCTCTGCTATGAAAGTAGAAGCACCAAAAATTACTAAACGCACACGCAAGCCAAAGACGCCCGTGGTCGTTTCTGATACTGTCAATGAAGTAGACGACGGGCCTGTTTATAATTATCTTGATAACTATTTGAATCCATTTGAAGATACAGGTCACTCTTTTGAGTGTCGCTTTGAAGAGACATATGAGTGGGGCAACATCATCCCACCCAAAGCAGATGCAAAGAAGAGACTTGGTAATTATTCTTCCTGTCGTGTACCAGTAAAACCAGTTTCAAAAACGCTTTATCCTATTGTTGCCTATATTCAAGCAGATATCGAAACCTTGCGTAGCCAAGGATATAGTGATAGAGATATCTATGCTGGTTGTGTTAATTATCTAAATCGCAATCAGAGCAAATCCAAACTCAAGCGGTTTGGTAACTTAATGCCTTATTATTTTAAGGTTCTTGAAAGTGGTAAGATTTCAGCAATGTTCCTAACTGACGAGAAGAAATCAAAAATGTTTTGGGGAGAGGGAGAATGAGAACAACGAAGCATGTATCAAAGCCTTGGGGTAACGAAGAGATTTGGGCACAGACAAGCGATTATGTAGGTAAAATCCTTTACATCAATCGCAACTCTAAACTATCTCTACAATACCATCAGCAAAAGGAAGAGACTATTAGGGTCTTGAGGGGTAGACTATATCTCCACTATGGAGAGAACAAAGATAATCTACAAATCCTAGAAATGGTTGAGGGTGATACCTACCATGTTCTACCAAACCATATTCATCGGTTTGAAGCCCGTGACGAAGCAGTAGAGTTGGTTGAGGTATCTACTAACCACCTACATGACGTTGTAAGAATCGAAGATGATTATAGTCGTGTAAGAGAGAAATCTAGTGATTTCCCCTCAGTATAATATCCAATAAGTTAATAATTAAAGGCATCTATTGAGGTGCCTTTAATTGTTTTTATGCTATTTATATCATAAGGTCGCTACAGTTATGAACGAAATAAAGAAATTTTTAGGTGTTTGGAATAACCATCTTGAACGCAAAGATTTAATTTGCGAAATGGATGAAAGGCATATCGATGCTATTGATGAAGAAATAAGAAAAGCAGAAAGTGGCAGAGCAACAGATATGCCATTCAATGATATTTTTGGTATGCCAGAGCCAAGCAATCCAAAAACCAGAATCATAATGCCTTATGGAAATGAGGATATCGAAAAATTCAAATATGCTCTTGATAAAATTGAAAATAAAATAAGAGCAGAATTGGCAGAAGAAACTGTAAAATTTGCAAATACTGGTGAAGGAAATATTCAATCATATAAAATTCCTATTTGGATAGTAGATACTCAAACCGTTCAACAAAAGCAAAAACCACAAGGCTGGCAAGAAGGTGACCCTATTGAGACTTATGACAAGACAACAGGCAATATCCTTATTCGTTATCATTTTACACCATCAAAAGGTAAAGGCCAAGAACGTAAGGTAGAAATAGGTTTTGCAAAAGCATTACAGAAATATCTACCAGACTATTTTGAATGGTGGCAAGGTGGAAAAGGTAAAGAAGGAAAACACGCTTTCTTTACAAACAATGTAGTGTTGGCTAAACAACTTGTTGATTTAGTGAATAATGGATATTATGATTCTTCAAGTCCTCCATCTAAAGCAGGTATGACGCTATTTTCTCGTCACCCAATTGATGTATTAAGAATGTCAGACTTTAAGAAGATAAAATCTTGTCACTCGCCACCAGAGAAAGGTGGTTCATATTGGAATCGCTGCCGCATGGAAGTAAAGGACAATGCTGGTGGTGGCGTATTGTTTACTGTAAAACCCGAAGAAATTCAAAAACTATTCCCAGACGGTGTAATTCCTCAAAAGGGAGATATCTTTAATGATGATGATAGAGGTATATATGGTCTATTGTCAGACCCAGATTCTCGCTTGAGAGTTAGAAGAGTATATAACGATGATGGTGAAGAATATGCAGTACCAGACCAAAAGATTTATGGTGACCACGATACAACATTCAGAGGGCAAAGTTTTGAATTTTTTGCAGAGAAGCAAAAAGATAAATTTGTAAACAAAGAGGGTAAGTGGATGATACCAAACCCATATCATCTTACAAGATATGGTGGTTCATATGAGGATTCTTTTAGCGTTGGTCAAAACTTTCTAGAATTAATGAACTATGTTTCAACACAAGCAAATGTAGAATTAAATAATCAAACACCAGATTATGCTGGTTTGAAGCAAGTGCTTCAAGCCAATTCTATCCGTTGGGGTGGTGCAGCAGACGTAGAAGCCTCACTTGAAGAACCAGAAGAAAATGAATGTACCGAACTTATGAACGCTGTTAATATGATAAACAATTTATCCTACGGCATTCTAGACCTCATGGCAAGCGCAGAGTGTCATGAAGACCCTCCATATGCATATATGAATGGCTATTTGGCTGCTTATATTCCATTTGATAATTTAGAAAATTGGTTCCGTGGTGAGTTGGTACAATCAAAAGGAAACAATTATCAAAAGCAAAGAGATTTTGAAAGAGTTTTTAAACGTGATGACCCTCTTGGCGATATTGCAGGAATTGGTATTGAATACATGGATTTACCTTTTGAAGATGTTGAAATTTCTGTAGAACCGCATCCAACGACAGGCGATTTATCTGCTAAAGTTCAACTACAGTTTCAAGGAATTTCAACTGAACCAAGAGAAATTATCTCCCGTGGAAGAGATGCAAGAGTCTTTTCGCAGAAAATAACTCAAGAACAACTCCAAGCAGCCGTTCATCAAGCATTTGAAACATTAGGTTGGGCAAAAGAATCTCCTTATGCTGCTAAAAAAGATATGATTGAATCTTTTTCTGACTCACTTGATGATTTAGAAAACTTTGATTATGAGATAGGTGATAACAAAGCAAAATTTGAATATAAAAACATAATCCTTAGTGAATTCCTTAAGAATCTACCACAAGAATTTGTTAAGGAAATCGATTCTCCTGCAAGTCGTGAAGCAATCGTAAGCGAGTTTGCTTATAATTTTAGACAAGCATTTAATAGAAGAGCAGCACAATATAAAAATGAAATAGCAAGACAAATGCCGTTGTTTGCTGGTGTTCAAGATACCAGCGATGTAACATTTGTGAACATGCCTGTATTTATTGAGCCTTCTATTTCGTGGGTATTTAATTGGAAGGGCGGATTCCCTGCAACTCCAGAAAAGAAAACAATCGAAATTCAATTTAAATTAGAGATATTACTTGATAAATCACTAACAGACGACCAGATAGAATACGCTTTGAGATTTATCCAACATATTGTTGATGATGAAGATGTTATACTTGACATTGCCTATGGACAATTAAATCAAGTGCTAAATACTCCATCTACTGTTCGTAGTCCGTTGACAGAAAAAAAGAAGATTACCATTCAAGAAGCAAAAGAAATGCGTAAGAAACTGAAAGAGTGGATGAAAGCCAAACAAGGAAAGAAATAATATGAACCTAAATAAATGGAAGAAATTCTTGTTTGAAGAAGAACAAGAGGTCAAGAAATTGAGAGTCTTTGACCTTGATGATACGCTTGTTAAGACTTCTGGCAAAGTAAAATTAACCTTACCAACAGGACAGTTTAGATATCTAGACCCTGCTGAATATGCTGTATATGAACCAAAAGAGGGTGAAACCTATGGTGACGATGCATATGAGCAATTCCATTCTCTAATCGACCCACGAATGATTAAGTATACAACTTCAATTTTTAAGAGTGTATACAATGCTGGTCTTGGAGAACAAAGAAAACTAGCGATTCTAACTGCCAGAGGGCCAATGGTCAAACAAAGCCTTGAAGATTGGCTAACCAAAGCCGTCAAGATAAATCCAAGAGATATCGAAATAATTACGTTGGGTGATTCAGACCCTTTAAAGAAAAGAGAATGGATTGAACAACAAATTATGGACGGTGGCTATAATGATATTGAATTCTTTGATGATAGTGAGAAAAACGTTAGAGCAGTAATGAGTCTTAAAAATGATTATCCACATATCAAATTAAGGTCTAGACGAGTTGTTGCTGATATCCATGAGGAAACATAATGGAATCCGAAGAAAGAGATAAATTATTAAAGAAAATTAAGAAGTTAGAAAAAGAATTAAGCGTAGCATCTGCAATGATAACCGAATTGCAGGATGAAAACTCTATGCTTTGGGATTATATGGAAGAACTAAAACGGTCAGATATGCAAGCATTGCAAGAAATTCAATCCAAGTTTATGGAAGAATTGTTTAAATCTGTAAAGACCGTTGGTGATGCGTAGAATAATATTAGAGATTGGGGATTTAGTAGTTTTAAAAGATAAGAAATACAGAAAGAAAACAATTAGAGATAAACTATTTAAATCCGAGTTCACACAAGATATTGGTATAGGTATAATAACTGAAAAGTTAGAGGAACTTTTTGTTTTGCCAGATTTAACTTTAGAAGAGTTTTCTGAAGAAATGACCATTTATGATTTAGCAGAAAAGCAAACACCAAAAAAAGTTCCTATTCAAACCACAATAGTTCGTGTATTGTGGATAAAACTAGACAAGAATAGATGGGAATACGAAGAAGATTTGCAGATTTATAAAGCCCCTTAAAGGAGACAGAGCATGAATAGACGCTTTTCTATTGGTGATTTGATTGAGCATACATATCGATATGCAGCAAGAGTAGAACGAGATACAAAATTTTATATGCCAGAAGAACCAGAAGAACGAACAGAACCAATTATTTATGTAAAAGATAAAGAAACACTCTTGATAGAAGCCGAAGAAGGTGATATGTTTGTTGTACGTCCAATAGGAAAGGAAGCAAAAGAAGTACCATATAGAATTTCTCTTGCTAATGGTTGTTTTAAGATGCCAAAAGATTATATTGAGAAACACACAAAACTGGTGAATTAATGTTTGAGATAGGTGATATCCTTATTCTTAAGGAAATGCAAAGAAGTTCGGATAAATATACAGAAACAGCCTTGTCAGAGAAACTGATGCTTGTTACGGGAATAAGCGATTCACCATATAATCACTATGTAGTGGATTTCCCGTTCAGTAAATCAATTGTTGAAAAGATAGTCCGTTCAAAGGACTTTCTAGAGTCATATTACGAAGTTTATGAAGGTAAAACCCCCACAAATCAACCATAAACTTTTTCCTTGACACCTTAAACCATCTGCGATATAGTATAAGCATGAAGATTGAAGAACGCCTCGCCGCTCTCTCCTCTTTGCCTCTCAAGGGTTGGGAGATTAATTTTTACAAGTCTTTCAAGGATGCCACCTCTCTCACAGAGAAGCAGTTGGCTACGCTTGAAAAGATTGAAAAGCGTTTTGCTGCTGGTAAGCAGAAGGAACGTGCAGATTGGATTGCTTCGTGGGATAACGAGAAGCGTAACCGTTTCGTGTTTGCTTGTAAGTATCTTCGCTCGCATAGCGTTCCAAGAAAGTATCGTGTCAAGTATATGGCTATTACAAGTTATCTCCATGACCCTGTAGCCTATATTCCCGATGAAAAGTCATATCGTACTATTGTGGAGAATTCATATGTTGTCAAGGCTTATAATGCGTATTGCGCTGCTGCCAAGTATTCTGTTGGCGATATGGTTTATGTGAATAAGTCACAGTATGCTACAAAGAAGGGCAAGCCTTCCGATAAGGAATTTCATTGGACAGGCATCATCACAGAGGTTAGAGAGAGTGATGCCGTTTCTCTTCATACCCGTGATTATGTTGTAGAGCCTATCACGCCTGTTTTGTACGAGACTGCTCCTCACATTGTTAAGGAGTATTGTATGCGCCGCTTTGTTGCAGGAGGCTAAATTTAAATAAGACTCGCTATGGATTTATTTCCTTGTTGTTATAATTATATCGTATCACGGGGCTGATACACTAATATTTATGGTTATCCCACGGGTCTGTTCTTTTCCCGTGGCTCTCTCAATATAGATTCAGTTTTGACTATATTGATGATAGATTAAGAACTAGCGATTAGACGGCGAAAACAGTCAAAAGCCCCACCAATTTAAATCTGTAGCGAGTTTTATTTAAGTTTAGTCTCATGCACAAAATCTTTGATGTAAAGCCCTGTCCCAACAAAAGTTATTACCATGTGCAAGCCATATGGGTTGCTCACGGTACTAGTCCAACTTGGGCTACATTGCATAAATGCGTTATACCACAAGAATGGATGGATTATGCAGACGGAAAGCGAGACAGACCTATTTGAAATAGGTGATATGCTTCGTTACGATAAGTCACATATTAAAGGATATATGGCAGAATATTTTATTGTAACGGACATTACATATATCATGGGTATGCCTGTACGATACGACCTAATTCAGTTAGATGATAACTACAAGTGCAAACTTGACATTGGCTCACCATCACACAAGAGGTTCATAAAAATATCATGATTTCAAAGATTGGTACATTTCTTATTGACCTAACCGTAAAGGTTGTTCTGCTTACATTCTTTTGGACGTTGTTCCAAACTATTCGTTCCGTAGCGGGTTATTGATGTTTGATGTTGGAGATTTGGTTAAACATTTTAACGAATCAGAGGAACTATATGGGATTGTTACTAGGTTTGGTTCAATACAGGGTGGACATTCTACTTACTATGTTCATTGGTTTACTAACGATGAATTATCTAATAAATCTGATTGGATTGAATGGGAATACGAACTAAAGAGGGTGTAATATGGTTGAAGTTATATGCGGCGGTATGTTCGCTGGAAAATCTGAAATGCTTATCCACAGGCTTAAGCGCGCCGCATATGCGAAGAAGAAGATTGTAGCATTTAAGCCAGCAATCGACAATCGCTATTCTGTTAGCGATATTGCCTCTCATTCGGGACATACGATTAATTGTATTGCCGTTGCAAATGCTGGAGATATCCTAAAATATCTAAAGGATGAACAAGTCGTCGGTATAGACGAAGCGCAGTTCTTTGACAGTTATATAATCGATGTGGTTGATATCCTTCAAAGAAAGGGTATAGACGTTTATATCGCTGGTTTAGACCTTGATTCAATGGGTAAGCCATTTGGTAGTATGCCTTACTTGCTTTCAGTAGCAGAAAAGGTTACAAAGATATCAGCGGTGTGCATGAGTTGTGGAGCAGATGCTACACGCTCGCAACGTCTGATTAAGACAACCGAACAAGTTTTAGTGGGTGCAGCAGATAGTTATGAGGCTCGTTGCTTCAATTGCTGGTATCCACAATAATTTAGGGGGCGTAAAGGTTTCGACAGAGTTAAAGATATTGATAGTGCAGGTAGTCAATGATTTCTGACTATAAAGTAATCAAAATGTTAAGTGCCAATAATACAGCACACTTCGATTCTTCCGCTCTTCTAGCAGCATAGTATCGATGGGGTTTTCCAAGACCTTATAACCAAACTTGGAATAACAGGTCAAACCTGCGAAAACAAAAGGGAAATGGTTATCCATCTTTTAGATGGTGGAACGCAACAGGACTGTAAGCGTTGGTGGAACCACAGTCTATCTTTGTTTGTTTCTGATAGTAAATAAACTAAACCTGTGAATGACTTGACATTGAATTGGCTTTGGACGCGGGTTCGACTCCCGCCGCCTCCACCACTTATGGTGACTAATGATTTTAATCGGTGATTTAGTATATTACGGAAGCCTAAAAGAAATGGGTGTTGTCATAGATATAGTACCACGCGCTGAAATCTACAAATACAAAGTCCATTTCTTGGAAAGCAATTTTGTTTGGACGTATGATAAAGATGAACTAACAAAGATTGAACATGCAATTTGAAATTGGAGATATTGTCCATGCTCGCGATACAAAAGATTGGTATGGACTTATTACCAATGTCGTGGGTAAAGATTCTTATGTTCAATGGTTTGAAAAAGAATATGAACGTAATGGATGGTTTATATACTATTTGTTAGAGAAGGTGAACTTCAAAGAATCCCTTGACAACCTAAACGAGAGAGGTTAAGATAAGAACATGCGATACCTTCAATACTCCGAACCCGATATCGATGGAAAACAAAAGATTGTTCGTGTTTCTGTTCAAGAAGCGATAAGGAGTGCAAAGGCTACTGCTATTTATGTCGGCTACTTTTACGAGAATGACGAAGAAGCACTACAAGATTTTATCGCTGTAAATTGGGCTTCTTACACGGATGCCTACCTTGATGAAGAAAGTTCTTGACAAGAGGAACGAGAGCGGATAAGATATAAAATGATGGAAGCATGACCGAGAGGCTTAAGGTAGCACTTTGCTAAAGTGCCGTGCCATAAAAAGCACCGCAGGTTCAAATCCTGCTGCTTCCGCCACTTAAAAAGAGAACAAAAAAAGTTTTCTAAACCCCTTGACGGGGGAGATAAGGCGAGATAAGATATAAGGGTGAGGGCAAGAAACCTCACGGCTCTTTGAAAACCCAATAAGAAATGTGAACGAAAAGAAAGTTTAAGAAACCTCTTGACGGGAGACTTGAGAGAGGTTAAGATAATAGGGTAAGAAGAAAGCAGCGAGGTTCAAGCCCTCGCGATGAATGTGGGGTTAGCGCAATCGGATAGAGCAACAGGTTTCTACCCTGTAGGTTGGGGGTTCGAGTCCCTCACTCCACGCCACTTTGGCAGACCAATTGAGAACGCTATTAAATCTGTGCAATATTGACTGATGCAACCATTTTAGGCGGGTAGCGCAGCGGTCAGCGCAGTTGGCTTATATCCAATTGGTCGTGGGTTCAAATCCCACCCCGCCTACCATTTCAATGATTGTGAGATAATCAATCTGACTCGCTGGAAAGACAGCGGTTTTTCAACTTTTCAAGAGGAAATAATGAAGTTCTCCGATTTTCTTGGCAACAACAAGATTTCTGCTGGAATGAAAATCACACTTAAAAATGATAGCGAAAGTATTCATACTTTTTGGGTTGGAGACTGCACTCCTTATCACGAACCATCTGATAATGATGGTGGCTTTGGTTGGGATAATTATCTTGAAGAGTATGGTGATTGGAATGTAGTTACTGCAATCCAATTCTAATAAAAAGACACGCTGGAAAGACAGCGGTTTATGGCTTCTTGGTGGAACGGTATACACAACTGACTTAAAATCAGTCGCCCTTCGGGCTTGCGAGTTCAAATCTCGCAGAAGCCACCACTTTTGGGAAGATGGTGTAATGGCAGCCACGGCAGACTCAAAATCTGCTGCTTAACAAGCGTGCGGGTTCAAGTCCCGCTCTTCCCACCACATCATGCCGAAATAGCACAGGGGTAGTGCAGCGCATTTGTAACGCGCAGGTCGTCGGTTCAAATCCGACTTTCGGCTCCACTATGGTCGCATCGTCTATCGGTTAAGACTCCGGGTTTTCATCCCGGCAAGCGGGGTTCAACTCCCCGTGCGACTACCACTTTAAAAATCGTTATAATGGGCTGGTAGCTCAATTGGCAGAGCAAAAGACTCTTAATCTTTAGGTTGTGGAATCGTCCTCCACCCAGCCCACCACTTAAAAATAGAAAAAACGGGATGGTAGCTCAGTTGGTAGAGCACCGGACTTTTAATCCGAGGGTCGTGGGTTCAACCCCCACCCGTCCCACCACATCATACAGGTATGGCTCAGTCTGGTAGAGCGTCGCGTTTGGGGCGCGAAAGTCGTAGGTTCAAATCCTGCTACCTGTACCATTTAGGGGAAGTTGCAAGTGTTGGTAGTTTGCAACGGACTGTAAATCCGTTACCGTTGGTCGTCGGGAGTTCGATTCTCTCCTTCCCCACCATTTAATAAGTAATTATAGGGGTATAGCTCAGTTGGTTAGAGCGTTTGACTGATATTCAAAAGGTCGCAAGTTCGATTCTTGCTACCCCTACCACTACGTCCGATTAGTTCAGTTGGTTAGAACAACAGACTGTTAATCTGTGGGTCGCTGGTTCAAGTCCAGCATCGGACGCCACTTTACATTTATAACACATTAAACTATTTAATATCGTTGGAGATATTAAAATGAAAATTACAGAAAGTCAATTGCGTACAATAATCCGCGAAGAGTTAGTAAACGAAATGCAAGGCAGAGTTTACAATGTTAGCGGCACCCGTTATAGAATTGGTGATAAAGTAGAGGCCACATATAACGGTAAAGTTGGCACAATCGTTGATATTCGTATGCATCACGATGAGTATGGAAATACAGGTGGTGCCACTTTCACAGTAGAATTTGACGATGGTAGCCAAGATACCTATAGTTCAACCTATTTTCAAAAAATCTAAAGAGAGAATATGAAAGACACAATCAAGCACCATCTACCTCAAGTAATTACCGAGGTAGATAAGCGACTTTCAGTATTAAAGTCTGTGACCGATTGGCAGTCATTCTCTACTAAATTGAAGTCAGAGTTGATTTCAAATATCGTAGAAACCTCGTTTGCTACCATCATTCCTAATACTGTAGACCCAAAGCGGGATGCAGAACCCGACTTGTATATTGATGATAAGCCATTGGAATTGAAAACCTCAAAGACTACAACTACTTGGAGAGGTGGAGAATTCTCAAAGCGAGACTCCGATTATCTTTTGATTGCATGGGATGAAGAAGATAGTGCGTTTAAATGGTTTGTTTGTTGGACGCATCTAAAAGAAATTGATTGGAAATCTTCCAAATCATCTAGTTATTATGCTACTACCATAGATATTGATGATGTTCTAAAATTAGAGCAAACTGAAATTCTAATGGGCGATGTAGTTAAAAAGCGTATAAAAAATCATATACGTTTCTAACCCCGCTATTGATAGTATCTTTAGCCCGATACCGCAAGACTTAACGGTTTTGCGGTATTTCTTTTTCCTCTTGACAGCCTAAAGGGGCCATGCTATATTGATTGCATGAAAAGCGATTTCTCCATCAAGTCCATTTCTAAAAAGCAAGCAACCGACATTCTCAAGGAGTATCACTACCTCTCTTCTATCTCGCGTGGATTTAAGAGCGGGCACAACTACGGACTTTTTAAGAACGACGTTCTTTGCGGCGTCTGTATTTTTACAGGTCTACCTGCACCCGAAATTGCAAAGGGTTGCTTTGGCCTTGAACGCGCCAATCAAGATGGTCTTTTTGAACTCTCGCGCCTGTGCCTTTCTCCCGATGTTCAGAGCGAAGAACATAACCTTGCTGGCTGGTTTTCCGCAAGGGCAATCAAGCAGTTGTGCAAGGATACCAACGTGCGTGCTATCCTTTCCTATGCTGACAACGACTTTCATAGCGGCGTTGTATATGCTGCAACAAATTGGAAGTATTATGGTCTGACCGACATTAAGAAGGACTTTTGGTTTAAGCAGGAAGATGGAACCTTTATCAAGCACAATCGCGGCAAGGTGAAGGGAGCAGAAGGCGAATGGCGAGAGCGTAGCCGCAAGCATCGTTTCTTGAAGGTGTTTGACCGTTCTCTCAATGTTCTGTGGAACGAGCAGAAGTGGGGTAGCAATGTTTGAGATTGGTGAACTTATTGAATATATTGCTGATTATCAAGAAAATGAAACCAAACTAGTAGGATTAGTAGAAAATGTTGTAGATGGTAAAATTGGAGTTAGATGGTTAAATAATACTGGGTATTACGACGCCCATCTTTCTGTTTTCACAAATCCCCTTGACTATCTCCGAAAGGTTGATAAGATAGAAGAACGAGGTAAGAAATGAACGACAACTATGCTGGCGTACTTGTGTTGGCAGGTATTGTTTTGCTTAATTTTATGATTGGGTTTTGGAGTGCTTCTGCTTTTTGGAAAGAGGACACCTTCGATTGTACCAACACTTGTAGTGGTAGACATTCAATTTATAATACTGATACTAAAATTTGTTACTGTGAGGTAGAACCTAAATGAAATATAAAGCAAAAGTATGGTATAACGAAACCTATGAGAAAGTCATGGAGTTTGAGATTGATATTGACATTCCAGCAGACTTAAATGAAGATAATCGTGCCAATCTAATTTATAATTCTATTGAGAACAAGATGCATGATAAATTCGACATAATGATGGAACAAGACGAGCGTTTGCGTTTTGAGATTGACGATATGACGTTTAAAAAGATAGAGTCAACAGAATGAGATTAAGCCCCGAAAATCCTTGGGTATTCATTGAGAATACAAACGCTGACGACTTTCTGAAAGAAGTCCTAAAACTTGGGAAACCTACAGAAGTGTCAGTAGTTGGTGTCTTTGGCAAGGACGGACGAGGCAGCACACAAGATATGGATTTGCCTCTACATTTTGATGGTGATTATTCAGCCCGCAAGGCAGCAGAAAAGGGCTTGACATTTGATAAGAAGATTGATATACTTGCTCTCTACTGTTTGAATGGTGGAGATACGATTACAACCCTTGAATGGGATAGAGGATATGAAGAGATTGTCTTTAAGACAGGACAGGCATTAATCCTTGATAATCATCTATGCCGTCATGGCAGAAGAGGCGCAGTAGGCGATAGATTGCTGCTGCGTGTTTGGATTGAGAAACTTAACAACTAATAGGAGACATAAATGCGTAATTTCTTTCTTGCACTCGTTCTTTTCGGTGGCGTAACCCTTACAGGTTGCAGCGACGACAAGGATGATACTGCCGTTGCTTGCCCACAGGACACCGCAACTGATAGTGGTGGCACCGATACCTCTACCTCTGACACATCGGATACCTCTGCAACCGATACAGGCGGGACAGATACAGGTGGAGATACAAGTGTTCCTGTAGATACAGGAGCGGATACAGGCACCTCTGACACAGGTACAGGCGATACAGGTGGTACTGACACCAGCGCAGCAGGTTAGGAGAGTATATGAAAAGCATCTTGACAGAAGAACTTGGTAGTTACACAGGTGTTGTAATGTTTGGAGCCTCATGGTGTATGCCGTGTAGGTCTGCAAAGCCAAAGGTTGAGAAACTATCTGATAGCAGCAAGGTTCCCGTCGCATATTTGGATATTGACGACGCACAGGATTATATTCGTTCGCTTGGAATTCAGTCTGTACCTACCTTTATTCGATTTGAGGGCGGCAGTCCAACAGGCGCACGGCTTATCGGTGCAAATGATGATGGACTAAAGGTTCTTTTCGGAGTTTAAAATTGTCAATTTGAGCAATTATCCGTTCTGTAGTTTCGATTACAGAACGGATTTTGCTTATAGGATATAGTGTATCTACCAAACAGGAGAAACTTTGGATATCCCCGAAACTTATATCAATCAAGCCGTCAAGCCCCGTGGTGCTACCGTAAACGAGCGTCTTACCTACCTTCTTGATTGGTATGTAAATACGGGTACAAAGGTTGGCAAGGACTCTGATTGGCCCTATCAGATTGAATTCTGTGCGGTCATGGCGCAGCATGGTAATACGCTGCGTCCGCTTCTATTGAAGGAGACAGATGAAGATACGCGAAATGCCATTACTAACTTTCTTCCTATTGTTGAGTATATGCGAGGTAGCAATCGCTCTGCTGCTGGCATTGCCTTCTTTACCTATCTTTACGTCGAACTAAACAAGGTGATTGCATGATTTTATTTCTTCTAATCCTATCTATCGTATTTTTTGTAGTTAATATGTATTATTATCTGCTCCCTTATTGGGAAACGGAGTATAATTTATACGCTACTAAATTTCAATCGGATGCTCAAAAGGCAGTAATAGCACCCGTTGTTGTTGAAATGCTTGAGGATAATGAATGGGACGACGACCCGCCCACGGTTGTAGCGACTCCTAAAAACCGCTCAAACCTCAAAGCATGATTTTGTATTTCAGACTACTTGACAAGGGACGCCACCCGTTATAAGATGTAGGCATGAAGAACGAACCACCCCCATTTAAAATCGGTGACTTGGTATCTTTTTGCGATTGGGTTTGGACAGCACGCAAAAAGTATGTTGGTGTGGTTGTCTCTATGGACACCATGACTGATATTGTTGGTGTTACATGGCTTAATTCGCAACATGATGGTGATATTTCCCTATATGGCAGCATAAACCTCGTAAAGCATCGTGAAGGAGTATAATGTGGAAAAGCCAAAAGAATTTAAAATTGGCGATTTCGTTATGCAGAGGCGTCTGCATGGTCGTGACCCTTTTTGGTATGGAACCATCTTTGGTTATCATTTTGTGAACGACCATAAATTCTATCTTGTTGATTGGGTAGACGTTCACAAACCTACTCCCGAACGTGCTGAAAACCTTATTTGGGTGGCATAATGCAGTTTCAAATTGGCGACTTGGTTAAGTACCGTAACGCTCTCTTGAGCGATACGTCCAAGTATGTTGGCTATATCAGTAAGACCGCCAACAACGGATACGAGGATATGGCTTATATTGAATGGATTAGTCACAAAATTCACGAACTCCCGTATGGATTTACGGGTTTCATCTATATGTCAAAATTGGAGAAGGCATGAAGTGGCGTTATGGTATTGTGAAGTATCGACACAAACAGAACGAAAGGATACGCTTTTATGGTATTGGCGAACTTTTCTACGATACCGACCCGCTAAAGGTCTATGCTTGCACGCAAGAGCCTGTAGAAGTATATACCGACGCTGATGCAGAAAGCGAGGAAGAAATCCGAGAAAGCATAACTTGGCAACTCAATGCCGTGCTTAAAGATATTGCAAAGTTCCCTGTTTTTGACGTTGATGGGCCTTTTGAAAAATATCCCATCGATGTAAACGAGGAAGAATGGGTAGAATTGACCGAAGAAAAGTTGAAGGAACTATTCGGTAAGGAAGGTCACCAAGAAGAGGTTGCCGACGAGGGCTTGCAGGATTACATTAGGAGTATGCAAGAGGAGCAGAACGAGTGACCGAATACAAAGTTGGCGATTTGCTTGATGTTACGCCCAATACCGTCGAAAAGACGACCACTCGCGTATTAGTTGAGAGTGGGCCTCATTCCATGTGCAATAGTGATGGTGAGGAATGGTGGATTGAGTGGCATTGTGTTTCTCTTCAAACAGGTAAACGAATTAATATCAGTAACCATCGTAATGTTTATGATATCAAAAAGGTGTCTTAACGCCTTAAATCATGCTAATTATTATCTAACAAACTAAAAAGGAGTTTTTATAGTGTCTCGTCCATTTATTGATTTTGATAGTGTCTCTAACACCAATAGCAACAAGAATGTTATTGCGTGCCCTACGCATGGAGATTATCCTGCTTCTATGAAGAATTTTGGGTGTCCCGATTGCGTCAAGGAGCGAGAGGAATACGAGGAAGAACTTGAGGAATTGAGCAATTCGCGTGTTCGTCGTTTCAACGGACGCCGATGAATGAAGCATTAATATTAGAAACCTTTGAGATTAATGCAAGGTACGAGGATAATCCTGTAAAAGCAACCGTTTACTGTATGATGCCACCGTGGCGTGGTGCATTATTCGTGAGAGTATCGACAAATTTAAAATTGCAAGAAACGCTTATTTTTAAGTCAGACGACAAGGGAAAAGTGCTTGATTGGTCAGAACTTGAAGGAATAGGCGACGTTATACCTCACGATGAAATGATGATAAGGATAGG